AGCAGGTAGAGCACAACACTTTTAATGTTGGGGTCTTGGGTTCGAGCCCCAAGCGAATCACAGCAAGGGATTACAGAAATGTAACCCCTTTTTTCTTATTATCAGCATATTATGTAATTATCAATGATTTATACGAACAAACGCGGTTCTATATTTGTTTCATTTTAGTTCACTATATTTCATTGTATTTCATGAAATGTGCAACAAATGTGATACCCTTGTGTGATACCAAATCTTTTAAATTATGAAGTACCCAACAGTAAGATTTGTGTTTGACCGGAAACACACAGCAAGCAAGACAACAAAAGGAACCGTTCAGATAGAAATATTATTTGAACGGAAAAGGAAATGGATTAGTACAGGCGTTAGGCTATATTCCGACCAATGGAGTGAAAAAAACAAAGTCAAGAATACAGTTCAGTCCATAGATCTGAACGAAAGACTCGATGCACAGATACAGAATATAAACGAATTTATCAACTCCCTTATAAAGAATAAGGAGCCTTTCAACTTTGAAAAGCTGGAGCATTTCCTAAAGTATTCACAGCAAAAAGAAAGTTTTCTTGACTTCATAAAGCGCCGGGTAAGCGAAAGAACAGATTTAAGAAAGGGAACTTTAAACACCCATGCCACATTAATTAACTCTCTGGAAGAATTTGGTAGAATCGTTTATTTTTCCGACATAACAACGGCCAACATAATGTATTATGACGATTTCCTACATAAGAAATATAATAAACAGACCACCGTTCATGGCTATCATAAACGCTTGAAAAGATATATAAACGAAGCTATTAAATATGAGCTATTAAAAGACAACCCATATAATAGGCTCAAATTTGACCGTGGAAAAAGCGAAGGGATAAAATACCTTACCATAGACCAAATAAAGCAAATACAGAACTTAGAAATAACATCAGAAAGCATCAGTAAGGTTAGGGACTTATTCGTCTTCCAATGCTTCACCGGTCTGTCTTATGCAGATTTGTCCAAATTCGATTTCTGCGGAGTAATCAAGAAAGGAAGCAAATTTTTTATTAGAGATATTAGAATAAAAACAGAAGAAGAATACTTTCTTATGCTCCTAAAACCCGCAATGGAAATATTGAGAAAATACGACTTCAAGCTACCGATAATAAGCAATTACCAATATAATTTAAGGTTGAAAGTCGTTCAGGAAATTGCAAGGATAAAGCAAAGCCTTCATTCCCACATGGCAAGACACAGTTTTGCGGTAATGGCTCTGAATATGGGCGTATCAATCGAAAACCTTGCCAAAATGATGGGACATACAGATATAAAGACAACCCAGATATACGCGAAGGTGCTAAACAAGTCCGTGCAGGAAGAATTTGAAAAGATGGATAGCAAGTTATAACCCAAACAACCCAGTGGGTTAAATTCAACCCAAAACAAGTGAAAAGACCCACTGGGTTATAACATCATTCTTGCCTTTCAATAAACTCTTTTAATCTGTACAATCTGTCTATTGACGGGTTATAAAACGGGTCAGGAAAATGCTGGTTTATATCGTGTATATTCGCCTGTATGTATTTCTTTACGTCGAATATATTCTCCGATTCGCTTAACTCTATTTGAGTGGGCAGTTGAGCCGTTAAAGCCCAATGAACAATAGCCTTTACACTATCTTCGTCGTATGCGTATTTACTTTCTTGTGCCATAAAATATTTATGTATATATAAAATCAGGTGCAAATCTATTTAAACCCGTTGAAATATCCCATTATTTTATCCGATAATTCACGCAGCCCGCAGCATATATACGTTTCGGTCATCGTTACACTGGAGTGCCCTAACATTCGGCTGATAGAATACAAGTCCGCACCTCTTAAATATAAGTTGGTTGCGCAAGACTTCCGGGCGGAATGCGAAGAAATAAATTCCCACTTTTCACCGGTTATATATTCGCCCGCCTGGTACAGCTTTATACGCTTGTTTATCCCACATCGCCGGCATATACTTCTTATTGTGTCGTTAAAGGTTACATCCGAAACCTTTCGTTCATTGATACCGTATTCCCGGTTTTCTTTCAATATCCGGAGCACAGCAGGAGCCGCTGGTATCTCCGCTTTAATCTTGGTTTTCCGTGAAACATATATCAGTCTTCCGTCTACTATGTTGTCCTCTGTAAATTCTATATAATCCGAATGTCTGGCGCCTGTAAGGCAACCGATCAAAAAGCAGTTTTTTACAGCGCGTTCCGTTTCATTAATCGGATTATACGCCAATAACGTTTTTATCTCGTCGTCCGTTAGCCACGTACTTTGCGTAGCGTCCTTTTTTAAGGTCAATATAGCCTCAAAACCTTTTGGAAAAGAATACATATCGCTGTACAGGTTAAGAATTGATTTAAGCATAGCGCAATAGGTTTTAGCGCTATTGGTGGCCACCCTTTCATTAAGAGCCTGAACAAAGTTGTACAACCTCGGTTTTGTTATGCTGTCGAATGTACATTCCACTTCGTTAACCTCTTCATACACCCGCAACACCTTTCCGTATTGCGGGTATTTCTTCAAAAACACTTCCTTTAAAGTCTCCATATTATTCACCTGATTTATTATCTTTTGTTTTTCCTATCGCCATAGCGATTCCTATTAAAACAGATGTAATAACCAGCGCCGGGCTGATGTTCCATAATATCACTACCAGAACAATTGCCCAAAGAATAAAACCTAAATACATATTATTTCCTCCTTATATTAAATTCGTTTTGGCTACAAATTTATTCAAATACCACATTCAAACCGAAACCGGCAAAGTGATTTTCTATGCACCCCGATATAAATTCCACTGCATCAGGGTAACGGCTGTTATTGCAGCAGACAAAAGCTCCGAAATAACCGCAATAACGCCCTTTGTTGAAACTATCCTTTGAAATGGTTGCTATTACCCTGTAATCTATTTGCAGGGCTGTTTTTCTCCCTGCTGGTTTACTGTTACGATGATTGCTTGCATGATTGTTTTATTTTATCGGTTATTATCTTAGCTCGCGGAAAGAAACCATTTCAAAATCACTATTAATAACCTCTATTTGTACAGGCTTTACAAATCGGTTTAACTCCTTGCGAATATCTTTCATTTGTTCAAATGATACGGTTACAATGTTCCCGGCAACTAACAAGTTGCGTAAAATGTTGTCTAATTCTTTACGTTTCATTGTCTTTATTTTATTGGTTTACAATAGTTCCCGGCGGCGGTGTCGCTCCGCTTGTTGTCCTCCACGCCGGAATAATTATAATTATAGTATTCCTAGCTCCTTGTGTATGTAAGCAATGAATTTCGATACGTTTTCAATTGTAGGCACCAGATGAGAAAATAAATCATTTTTGCCTTTTGTGTATTCGCACCCGGATTTTATCACATCGTTGGAATACCCGTACAACCCCATTCCGTAATACAAATATCCCGCCTCCATATAATCGCATTCGTTGCCCGTATTCATTTGTGAAATGATACGTTTTGCATCGTTTATTGCTGTAGTATCCATATCCTTAAAATTTATCCGATTCATCATTTATAAAATCCTTTATTCTCTCTATATCGGTGCCGCTGATAAACAACACGACACCGAATAACAGCAACATAACGCCGAACATATCAACCAATTATATAAGGCTCTTTCATGGGAATATATTCCATGCCGTTGAGCTGGTATATAGGAAGGAAATTTCTAAACCAACCGTTGCCGGCATCATAAAAACCTTTAAAAACAAAATCACAAGGAGAAGCACTATTAATTATTTCAAGCTCTCTATATCCATATACGTTACTTTCTCCATTTTTCCTGATGAACTTCTTTAACCAGTTCAAGCCCTGAACGCCTTGTTCCTCTGTCAAGGGAATACCGTAACCGTCTCCGATACCTTCCAACCAATCGTAATTGATAACGTCTTTTTGCTGCTTGTTAGAACGGTTCTTCAATAACTGTAATTGCTGTTTGGTGATTACGCCGTTTTCCTTAATTTCCGAAAAGATACTTTCTAAAGTCTTCATAATGCTATAGTTTAAATTGTTAATGATTCAACCTTATAGCGTGTACACGTAAACCAATACAACACGATACCAGAAGCCTAACACAATAAGACTAAAACGTATTTGTATCAAGTATATAAATAAATGGAAGAATATTTGCAGGTGAGAAATTAAAGAAGTACTTTTGCCTCCGCTTGGGGGGGGGGTACTTCTTTAAGTATTCCCAACCTACGAGGGTCTTAACATTGCAGTGTTAAGGCTCTCTTTTTTTATTCCAACACTTAATAACACGCCTGTAAGAACAAGACCTTATATCTATCTCTTTCTTACATTACAAAGATACGAATTATTTAGTAAACAGCAAAGAATATTGCAAAATATTTTCATAAAATAATCATATTATAAAATATACAATAAACATAATACAATGTACTATATATCAAATACTTACAACACAAAACACAAACACAAGAATATGTAAATATATAATACCATAACAAACATAATAAACACTTTAAATACAATAGGAATAATTTATATTAACAATAAAACATATAGATAATATAAATATATGCAGGTTCTTGACGGAGTGTTTGACGAAATAGATTTAATCTATATTACAAGGTGTATATATAGACAACGTGAATAAGCATAGGACGCTAACGAAGTACAATGATTAATAGATATTATCTATATGATACATACGTGATATTAATTTTATTTATTGACGGTATTGGGTGTCTTTGGCTGCGCCGTGATAGCCTTTACTTTATGTCCAGGACTGGCGAGCAACAACAATGTAAATAAAGACAAACTTTATATTATATGTATAATGCAAACCGCAAACCGCTATTATACAACAAAATACATTGCAAACACCCTGCAAAGAGCCACCCCCACCCCTTTATTTTTGTAAGGAAATCGGCGTAGTCACCTCGCCTAAAAATTTTTTATTTTCTCCATTTTCTACCAATTTGTAATGATATTTTACAACAAGTCAACCATTGTATTTTTACATTTTTGCACTATATGGATGATTATTGGGTAATTTTCTATGTTTTAACGCATATTAATTAGAAAATTTACTTGTTTTATAATCAGATAGTTGTATATTTGCATAATGAAGATAAAGAACATAGATATATGTATTTAGCCTTTACAGATAAAAGAAAAAAGGTTATTTTCATAAAATGCGCCTATAGGAGCATGCGTTATGTTCTTTTAAACACAAAATGAGCGACTTACAATGAATAGAAGGGAATTAAAGGATTATGTGCTCGGTCTGCTGTCGCAACATTGCGACGAATACGCCTCTACATTTAGGGATATATCTTTGGTTACAAGCAATCCGGAACGTACAGACAGATACGGCAGGCGTCTTGAAGGATTGTTCCGGGAGGGGTATGGTGTTGTAACGAAAGACATTGCCGATTACCGTGTTCCGTTGTATGTTTTTACGGGAAAGATATACGAGTACATGGACTACAATGTGCTCTATGATGCCGTAGACAGGTGGCTTGAGAAAATGGGTGTTGCCGCCCGTGATCGCACTAATAAGATTATGTATTCTTACATGAACCGGATAATCAATGTCATCAGAGACCATGAGCTGCAACCCGACCTTAGCATTATGTGCTTCACTAATTGCGTGGTTGACATGAATACTTTAAAGACTTACCCGCACTCTCCTAAGTTTGACTGCGTAAAGATGTATCCTTTCAAATATGACAGAAAGGAAATATTCAACTGTCCTACCTGGAGAAGCTTTCTTGGAGAGAGCTGGATACCTACGGAAGAGCTGGATGGCGTATTGCCGGAAAAGCACAAGCGCAGGATATTGCAGATGTTCCTCGGCGCTTGCCTTGTCAACAGGAAGAATATCAGCTTCGAGTATTTCCTTATATTGCAGGGTACGGGGGCAAATGGGAAAAGCGTTATTTACAGGGTTCTGAAAGACATGTTCGGGGAGGATGAAATACTCAACATCAAGATGAGCCAGTTTGCAAGAGGTGGGGATGAGCAGCTGCGTGCCGCCTACTCTATGTCAAGGAAAAGGCTTATGTACTGCACGGAAAGCAACCGGGGTGATTTCAAGGACATGAGCATCATCAAGGCAATATCCAGCGGAGAGCCGATTGCCTGCCGGGGAATAGGCGGGAATATCACAATGATGCAGAGACCTCCTATTATGCTGTGTAATTCCAACTACCGCTGGCAGCCGAAAGATTTCCTGAACCGTGACGACCCTGACGACGAGAGTATGCAGCGCCGCGCCCTGGTGCTGAACTTTGACAAGACAATACCGGTGGAAAAGAGAGACACCATGCTTGCAGAAAGAATGAAAGCGGAACATGCCGGTATAATGGCTTGGATTGTGAAAGGGCTGTGCGAACTTAAAAAGAACAATTGGCGGATGCCTGAGAACTTGGGCGGGAAGATTGATTTGAAACTGGAACGGATACGGTCGAGTGTTACGGGAAAGGATGGGAAACTCGTGGACGGGAGCATTTCGGAATATTTCAAATACAAAGAGTGCCAGCCGGAAGAATTTGAAGGGAGCGGTTCCATAGAGCTGACATCCTCGGATATATACAAGAACTATGAACGGTTTTGTAAAAAGAACGGGGTCATCCCGGTTTCGCAAAGGAAGTTGGGCATTGACATGCTTTCACTCGGATACGCACGGGAAAAACGTGCAGATAAGGGATACAGCAATGTCTATACGCTGTGGTGTGGCAACGAGGATATTGTGAACAACTTTATGAGACACGTGCCCAATATTGCGGAAGAGGCGAAGACCAATCTGTTTGAAGGTTGGGAATATTCGGACGAAGATTTCTTGAATGAAGATTAAAAGATTTAATTAATTAAATATTATAAACTATGGATTTCGGAAAGACACAAATCGGAAACATGACCTTTGTCAAGTACAAGAAGGGAGATTTGCCTTTTATTAAGGTATCAACAGTAAGCGGAGATTTCTCTATTGAATATGGGGCAGGAAGTGTGATGTTCATGCTGCTCGACAATGCCCCAATAGAAGATAAGGTAGACAATCTGCCGATGCTTATAATACGCAATACGCAGTATGTGGCAAACTGCATTGACGCGGAGTTACAGGTGGATGTATTAAAGGCAATAGGGAGCGCCCTTGACCGTGCGGATGCCAATCCCATATCCGACGAGGAGGACGCCCAAATTATTGAGGAGGAAAGGAAGATGTATGAGATGAAAAAGGAAATGGAGGATAATCATGAATGAGCCAATACTAATAACTCTTAAAAATGGGGGAAATTTGAAAGCGATAGAAGATGCGTTATGTGACAAGAACGGATACAATGTTAGATATTTAGGAGAAAACGGAAAATATTACTATCCCTCCGATATAGCTTCAGTACTACCGTTAGATAAAGGTAAGCAGATAAATGAAAGAGACTTTTGCTATCAGATAAGAAAAGACAAAGAGGAGCTGGAAAGGAAAATAGAATCAATGCTTTTGTCCTTCTCATATCAGTATGGCGGAATTCATATAGATTCTTCCATCAAGGAGTATGAAACAACCGATGCGGAGACAGGTAAAAAATCCCCGATGTTTGCAGTTTCTTTGGGAATAAGAATTTAGCTATGGGAAATGAGTTCGGGAAGAACATATTTTATCGCAAAATGCGGCAGTAAATACTTACACGAATTGGTCTAACAGAAATACACTTCTTAAGCCGGGTATCACTTCCCGGCTTTCTTTTTAGCAGCAAGGTATAAGGAACAATTATTGCATGAAAGTGGCAGATAGAAATGCACAGTGGTGTCCTCTTCCTTTATTTCGTCCTTTTTGATTTGCGTAATGTCTGCTATCATTTTAGTAAGGTCTATCCACTCCTTGCATCCCTCTTTCCCGTCATATTTCTTACGGGCAGCGATAAGTTTACGAAGTTGATTTTCTTTTGATAGCTCGGAAGCAATATCTTCCTCACTAATACCATCTACCAATATATCATCCTCTTTCTCGCTCTCTTTTTGCCTGCGTTTAATCTTTCTGCTTGCAGAGGTCAAATAGTCCATGAAGTCTTTATCGGCGGACAAAAGGGTATTCATGTTCTTCTTGTTTATCTCCAGGTTATATACCGGATTGTAAAGACCGGAAATAAGATAGGCGTCCTTGTCTTTCCATCCTAACGCTAAAAGGTCGGCAAAAGCCTTCTCTTTTATACTGATTCCCGCTTTTCTGCATTCAGAACCCAATCCTTTGCTGAATGTTATTTTTTCTTCCTTCCCTCTCAACATATTATTATGATTTTTAATTATACAAACACAAAATAGCAGCAGCATCTTATATGCCACTGGTTCTGATAGTCGGATATGGGATGATAGCCAACCATGCTGTCGCAATAAGAGCATGGGTAACTGCTCCCACGGTACGAATAAAAGCCCGTATATCCTTTATCCTTATGTTCAAGCCCCCAAAACAACATCCATGCAGAACCTACGGCGAAGCGGGTAAGGGTATTTAACGAGTTGTAAGCGGAATTAGACTTCCCTACCCCATAACTCACACCATCTGTTTTAATACGTGTGGCAGCAGCCCCGCCATTATAGACCGCCCGCTTAAAATAAGGATTGGTATAAGGTGAATTAAGATAAGACTTTACACTACCCTTTATTTTATCTTTCCCGATTCCGGCTATCAGACCGGCTGCAATGGCAGCTTCCACTTCATACAGAAATCGGTTGCAATAAATGCTGATACGCTCTGATAATGTCTTCCCGTGGTCTTCCCTGTTTATAAAATCTACAATTGCATCTCTTTCCTCCTTTCTGTCATATACAGAAAGAGTTTCCGTGTAATCGTAAATTAACTCACGCAACTTACGGAGTACTTCGCTTACGTCCCGCTTTAAGTTCTCATTTGCAGAGAACCGGAACATTGCAGGCTGAATATCATACTTGAATGATATATCTATAATCTCTCTTGCCGCTTGCACAAGAAGCTCCTCCAAATGACTTTGCATAGATATTTCAGCCCGCAAACGTAATTTTATGAAATCCTTTGCGTCCTGTATCTGTTTTTGTGTAGGTTGCTTCATTTCTTGTCGTCTCCTGCCGGATTATGTTCAACTTCATTATCTGTGACGGATGCTTGCCGGGATTTCAATTCATAAAGAAGGTCAGCCTGCTGCTCTTCCTTCTTTTCTTTTATAATCCTATCCCAGTCACGAGGATTACTGTACATCTGAATTTGCTCATTTGCAGTCTGCCGGGACAAGAACCCGTTTTGAACAGCAACTGCAAGATTTTGTACAAGTTCAGATTCATTTAGATGTATATACGGCTTTATCCAAGCATATACGTTCAAATTTTGCAAGTCGATAAGATTTTCGGTTTCCACCCCATAGCCATAAGTAAATATCTTCACCATATCATCAATGAGATGGTTGTACTCCTGCGCATCTTTCATGGCATTCTCAAAAGCAGGAGAATAAAGCAGCTTTATGGCTACACCTGGAAGGTCCCCGCTTCTTACTTCCGGTGGAATAACCGCAAAAGACTGTTCATAGATTAATTTGTATAAAGTGTCAAGCTGCTTGGTAAAAGCGGTGGAAACATCTTGCTTGTTAAGATAACCGGCTTCATCATCCGGTCCCATTGATATACACTTTATAGTGCCATCAATCCCGCCCTCTATATTAATACTATCTCCCTCTCCTTTGAAATACATAATCGGGAAGGCGTAAGCTGTATTGTTTTGTGACAATTGCGAAAAAGCAAGTTCATATTGCTCTATGCTGTCTTGTGAAGGGGACCAACAAGCGCCGGCTTCATTTCTGTGATAAGCCACTGGAATAAATGTAAAGCCATGCTCCTGAGAAGATACAAGTTCGTATCCGCTTAATCCAAACAAGTTCTTTATCACTTGCTTTATTTTGCTATACGCACCTCTCCCTTTTCTAAAACGGCGAAGATATTTCTCATCCCAAACTTCAAGCCAGTCTGTAACTGTATTTCCATCATTGTCAAAATCGGAATAGGAACGGGCGAATAATGTAAGTTTTCCTGTAACATTATCGAAATGGGGATATAACGTATCTCCTTTCTCAAAAGAAAGGACTTTCCAATAGAAAATTCCTTTTCGGAGATAACCTACAAATGCTGTGTCCCCCGTTATCTTTACGGATTTTGCCGCTTCATACCATGCTATCTCCATGTCCTTTACAGCCCATCCGGTTCGAAACTTAAAAAATGTATCCTTTACTTTTTCATTTTCGGTATCCCCTTCCAACTCAAATTGAATGTCGTTTCCACAAAGATGAACCAGGTGTTTGATTGTTATAATCCTCTGAAACGCAAAAGCACATCTGATAACGGACTCTCTAAACCACTCTTTTGTTTCAGGGTCTTGTCTTAATCTGTCCGGATATACCAATGGGTCATTTATAGCATGTCCGGACGGCTCAAATTCCCTCAAAAAATCCATTTGAGTTATTATCTGATATGTCGGATTGTCTAAAGGCTCATTAACGGACAAGCTGCCAGATATAACCCCTACTGCTTGTTTGTATCCATTTGGCAATATTCTCCGAAACGGACGGCGTACCATAATCTGTCGTGTACTTATATTCTCCATAATCCTTTTGGTTTAGTATGTTGTTTTCTTATATCAAAAATCTGTCTGTAAATCATAGCCTCTATAAAGTCGGGAGAATGGCCAACGTACTTTTTCATCACTTCCTTTTTAATTAAAGAGAAGCCTTTATCTGTGTCTGCATCCCGGATGGCTTTGCGTTCTTTCATCAGGATATTATAAAGTGTCATATCTGAATATCCGTTTCCTGAAAACTTACGCGACAACAAATCGGGGTTAATCGAAATTTCATCATTCTTAATCTTCTTAACGAGAATATCAGCGCATTGTGATTTCAAGGAAGAATAAATATATTTGATTGACTTTTCATCGGCCTTTGCCATCGGAATTGGAGCTGCCATATTATTAAACTTTACAGCATCGGGGAATTTCCCTTTAAAATCCTGTCCGGGGCCGTTCAAGTCAAAAACAAAGTCTTTCTCCAGGACTCCCCATTCTCTTAGCTTGTAAGCAACGCATTCTTCCGTGCGTTTAGAGTTGTCCCGGCTCACATATACGTCCTCGATATGGTTCCCAATCCAAAGCCATAGAACAAGATTGTCTCCGCCTTCATACGCAATATCACATGATACCCTGCGCTTATTATCTCCATATTGGGCGGAGTTGTTGAAGAAACGATCCATGTGCTCCATCTTAAGAATATCATCACCGGCAGCCTTAAAGTTCCAATTACCTTCAAGGTCACGAGCACGCGATTCTTCATCCTGTTGGGCGAGATTAGCAAGATAGTTCGGATCGGAAGATATGAGAGCGATATTTTCTTCCAACTTTCCCTTGATAAAAGTTACAGTTTTTACAAAAGCCGATTTGTCGTATCCTTTTGCAACCAATCCGGGAGTTAGTAACGGGTCTATAATGTGCTTGCATTGTAAATAAACTTCTTCTACGGAATCCCCCCAATAAATATCTTCAGGACGGTCTCCATCCATAAAACAATAGCGCACAATTCCATCTCTTTCCGGTATCGGGTTGCCGTTGCCGTCTATCCACCAATCTATAAACTTACGTACCCAACTATCCGGGTCTGGGTTACACGTTCCATAAAAACGGTTTCTTATGCCGTAAGCATTACGGTTGTTCGTTATAAGATATTTGAATTTATTATAATCGGAATGAGTTATCTCATCTATACCTATGAATGAAAACTCTTTCCCTTGAAAGCGCTTTACAAAATCTTCAAATGAATCCGCATAATAAGAAAACTTTAGAAATCCACCAGTGTAAAAATTCCAAGTCATATCCGAAATAGAACGGTTGTATTTGCCAAATTGGGAAAATAATTCATAGGACTTATTAACCATATTACTCAAGTCCTCTTTTTCGTTTCTCAAAATGACTGCTGCAAAATTGGGGTTTTGTATATCCTTAAGCACTTCCATGAGTAGAGCCCAACTTTTTCCGCCGCCTCGATTTCCACCAAATATAGTAATATCCGCCGGGGATGAAAGGAATTTCTCCTGGCATCCTTTTTGGGCGATTATATTCAGTGGATTTCCATACTCTCTTAATTTTTCCACCTGTGCGTAAGTAAGCACACCATTCCCACCCTTAGTATATACAATCTTGTCGTGTTCCATAAAAAAAAATAAGCCGGCGTATGCAGTATAAATCCGCACACTCCGGCTTGAATCACAGCTCTATGAGTTATATATAATGCAAATATACGATTTATTATAAATTTTCTAATATTTTCCATTAAAAAATAAACATAAAGCATTGTATTTTAGAAAATATACTATATATTTGCAATACTAAATCATGTGATATGATAAAGATAGACGCTAAGCTGGATGAAAAACAGACCAGCGAAAAAGGAATTTTTGTAACATGTCCGGTGTGCGGGCAAAAGTTGACCGATGTGAAAATAATACACGGTAGCGTATTGTTTAGGACTGTATGCCGAAGATGTCGTAATTTTATCAGCGTCAGAATAGAAGAATAGCAATTTTACATATGCAAGCCTAAGAGCTTATTAGTGCACAAAGCACTGATAGGCTCTTTTTTTTATAACACAAACTAAATAAACACGATGGAGAAAGAACAAATCTTATCCGAACTGACGACCAGATTAGGACAAACCAGTCTTTCGTCACAGACATTAATGAAGTACATAGAATTGAATCCGGTAGCGGAAGGAATGGAGCCTGATGACGTTTATTATAGCAAGGCAACATCCTTTCTTCAAGGGATGCAGGGACAGTACAACCACGATGTCGCAACACAAGTTGAGAGTTTTAAGAAAAACTACAAACCTCAACAGAGTTCTCCTGACTCAGGAGAAGGAGCAGGAGACAACGTCCTTGCCGACAAGCTAAAGGAAATGGAAAATGAGATTTTGCTTTTGAAGGAAGAGAGGGAGGCGGAGAAAAACGCCGCGTCAATCCATGACTTAAAAGTCCAGTCTATGGACTTGTTGAAATCTCAAATTGAAAACGGGGGCAAAAATATCTGTAACGATGAAATCCTGAATATCGCCATATCAGACGTGAAAATCACCAAAGATATGGAAGTGGAAGAAATTGTCAGTTGCGCCAAACGCAATTATGAAAAAAGATACAAGGCTATTTTCGGAAATGGCGCTTCCCCGAGTATCAACCAGTATGCAGAAACCGGAGAAGAACAGGCAAAAAGCCGCCGTGAAGCATTCAAAGACCGGCTAAGAGCGCAAGGAAAACTTCCTCGAAAACAATAAACACATTAAAACAGACAAAGAATGAGACAATTAGGAACTTTCAACACTATCAGTCAATCCCGGTCGGGATTTGGCGGAAATTTTCCTGTTTGGTCAAGAGTAAGAGAATTATATCAGGGTGGTGGTATGATTGATGTCGCCGGAATGGGATTAAAGCCTGGTGATATTATACATGCCGGCACAATGGTAAAATTCAATGGAGCAGGCAAACAGGTAGAGGTAATTACAGCAGATGGAGTGACTGGTGCAAAGGCAGTAGTGACGCTTACTATCACTAAAAAGGCATCCGGAAACGGGGATTTGTCTATTGTGTTAGGCGGGAAAAGCTATTCGGTTGCCGTAACAAGCGCATCAGAAAGTACCCCAGAACTGGTAGCTACCAAAATCGAAGGAGCAAAATCTTCTTTTGCAGAATGGGATGTAAAACGTAGTGGGGCTACTGTGACTTTCACACAAAAAACCGCTGCCCAACTTTACGCATACATGTTTATTCCAGGAAATACCGGAGTAACGGGAGATATTGAGGAAACTGTCAAAGGAGTTCCCGCCGGCGGAGAGCTAACCGATGTCAACGGCCTTGTATTTGAAGACGTATGTATCCCTGAAGGCTGTATCCTTGCAACATGCGCAGTTGTACGCGCAGGCAGAATTTATGCAGACAGGGTGTTCGGTGGTGGCATTCCCAAATCGGTAGAAGCACAGCTGCCTATGATTGAATTTGTGCGAGAGTCTGACGAATAAAGAAAGGAGAATAATATGTACACAAGAAACAAAGAATTTTACGACATTGTAGGGAAAGGCCTTGCAGCATTGGGATATACTGGGAATAAACCGCTGGAAGCATGGATTAATGACATGTTTGCCGAAAAATACAATGCGGAACAAACGTTCTCCCAAATGGGTTTCCCGTTAAATCCTAATATTCCTCTGAATCCCACATATGAGCAGATAGAAGCAACAGTCCGTGCATACACGCTGGCTACCTATGTGGATATTGACAGTGATGGCGCAACCAAATCTACAGACGGAATGTCCCTGCAAATGGGTGGATTGCCAACCTTCAAGCATGAGATTGTACTGAGCCGCAAAATCCTAAGAGAAAAAATGATGCTGATGGATGCCATCGGCAGTACCACTCCGGAAATTGAGTCTACAATAATGGAGCTTCTGTTTAATGGAGTGGACAGCTTACTTGGTGGTAACTACAATACATTCCTATACCAACGAAATCAAGTTGTATCCAACAAAGGTAAGCTAATCATTGACGCAGCTAACAACCCGCTTGGCATTGCATTGACTATAGATTTCGGTGTGCCTAAAAAGAATATCAAGGATTCTATCTGGTATAAGAAGCCGGAAAGCGAAGCGGTGCAGGAAGAAGCTTTGGGTACTACAATAGACCCGATAAAAGTCATGAGGCAGGTAAGACGCGATTCCCAAGAAAAGGATTTTGCCCCTGCTGGTCACTGGGAATGCTCCAAGACGACCTTTGAGGATTTGATTAACCTTCCGTATTTCCGCCAAATGTACACAGTTGCGACACGCCCGGATATTTCCGATAAAGGCATGCAGTTGGCATTTGCTAATCTTGTCCCCGATGAAACAATCAAAACTTTCATTGAAACGCGTATCGGTGCTGAAATCAGAATTGTCGATTCAATATCCGTAGTGGAGAAATATGACAAATCTTCCAAAGCTATACAATACAAGAATTTGCAAAGCTTTGAAGAGGGAGTATTGGCATATGTTCCAAATGAAGACCTGGGTGATGTACAATGTGGACGTCCTATTTTCATGGAAACACCGGGTGCCCGTACGGCATTGTATGACGGCGGCCGCACTCTGATACGTCAGGTATTCAATGATGAAACCATGACGCAGGTAATCAAATCAGAAGTGACCGGATTGGTTGTTCCTAATAAGGTTCGCTGGTTCTACTACTTGAACATTAAAGGTAAATAACCATGAAGGATTCTCAAAATACAAATACTGGCACTACCATAGAGGAATATCTCCGTGGTTGTGTCGGTTTTGAAGTTACGGACAGTGCTATTTCCACCATACTGATTGACAGGGGAATTGCACCGGGGACGGATGTCAGCACGTTGGAAAAACGCCAGAAAGACTTGTGCCGGGCAGACCTTTATATGTGGTGCGCAAGTACACCGAGCGTAACTGGAAGCGTAGAGGATGCCAATGGTGTATGGAAGCACAAGGAGGGTGGTACACAAAGCTCTGCCTATGACAAACGTAACCTTCGGCAAATGGCAAATGACATATACGCATTGTATGGAGAGAACGTCCGTAAATCATCTGTCAGAATTGTCAACTTGGGTATGAACATGAATAAAAGGTATCCGCTATGAAAGTAAATAATCCACGTTTTCCGCATACATGCAAAGTGTATCGTATTTCCGGAGAAACATCTTTTGACGAAGGAAACGAGACCGTATTGTATGTAGGGAAATGCAACAAGTACGGAAGCACAAGCCTTAGGACATTTACAAAAAGTAATGTCATAAAGAGTGATTATGCAATAGACATTCCTGGACTTGTGAAGGGTATCATTGCGGGAGACCTTGTGGATGTTACCGATTACGGAGGAAGTTTTGAATCATGCGTAGTAACGGATTGTTATCCTACGGAAATGGGAACAACGCTGTATTTCAATCTGGCTAAGAATTAGGGAAATGGGAGATAATGCTAAAGTCTTGGAAGAAGGCAAAAAAAAGATGAGAAATATCATTGATGAATATTTGCTGGATAGAATAACAGAAATCGGAATCAGACTTCTGCAAGACGGAGTAGTATCAGCCAAGTACCATAATGTAACCGGAAATACTCTAACTTCATTAGCTGTTGGAATTTATTATAGAGGTAAATTATCTCGTATAATTACCGCCGTTGTGACACAAGGATTAAAAAATCCTACCCGCCCCAAGCTTAGCAGAGGAGACGGTATTGGCGTGATAATGGTCCAAAGTTATGAAAGTGGTAAGTTTATTCCCATAAAAAAATACAACTTGATTGGCACCAACGGGGAGTACGGTTTAACCACTTCTGTAGATTTCCTCAAAGCATATAAAACTCCAAATGATGGCATAGGATTAGTGATGTGTACAGGTACGGAATATTCTAACTACTTGGAGTCAAAGAAGGGGTTAAATGTACTGTCAGATACATTTGATTACGCGGAAAGCATTGCTAAAATGACCTTTAAACCAATGAAATGATATGGGGTACGAACAGGATTTTAAATACAAAGACGCGCTTAAATCATTGTTTGACGCAGCAAAGACGGTAAGTGAGAATGTGTTCACAAATGACCGTCCCGCTGCTGTGCCTAAGCAAATGGATAATTTCATTGTGGTGTCATTGCCCGGCTTGTTGTCTTCCATGACCTATGGCAGCGGATTTGGAAATATCCGTACCTATTGCACCATTGAAGTGTATGTCAGACAGAAAAAGGGAAGTGCGGAAGACTTGGATCAAATGGACACTATTGTAGGAGATATTCTTTCCCTATTCCCTATCAGCGACAATTTCATAAGTGCCTCAAACCCCAAATTGACCTTGAAAGGAAATGACGGATTAGGGTTCAGCGCAACATTGATAAGGACTGACCTTGTGATAAAATAAACATAAAATAAAACGATTAAAACTATTTATTATGGCAATGAAAACAAAGCAGGAATTGAAAGATGTATTTAGCGGTCTTTCATCCATTATGTTGGTAAAGGGTGGCATTGCAAATTTTGCCACGGTAACTCCGGATTTTGATTTGCCCGTTACCGTAGATACCCTTTCCTTGTCCCAAGCAGAACCGACATTAAACCGTACAAAGGTGCACGGTCTGCAAGCGGATTGGGCTGTCACCAGTACAGCAGGAGATATTACTTTCGCTGCTACCGTTCCAAGTGTAAGCAAGGAATTGGTAGAATATTTTCTTGGGAAAACCACTGAAATTGCGCAAGCGACTATCAACAACCAGCAATTCAAGGGATTCTCTGCTGTGCTAAACAGCAAGAAACTGAACGTAGGATTTGCGCTTATAAGTGACGACGGAGAAAAATGTCTGCTTGTAAAAAGAATGGCCGTTTACGCACGCCCCTTGTTTGAGAATGCGTCCACTACCCCATTCGCTTTTGCGCTTAGCGGAACTATTGAACTTGAAGATGGTGCTTCGTCCGGCTCCTCTTCCGAAGATAATATCGCTTTCTTGACAAAAAAAGCCGACTGACCGTAGCTCCAGCTTCCCTGTCTTTTACCAGCGCGGCAGATAATACAGGGAAAACCATTACCGCAACAACCAAGGAAAGCTCTGTCTCTGCTTCATCAACGGAAACATGGTGCAAAACCTCGGTTAGCGGGAAAGTGGTGACGGTCAAAGTCGACGAGAATAGCGGAGCAAAAAGGACTGCTACGGTCAGCGTATTCACCGCCAATGAGTTCAGTGCGGTGGAAGTTACCCAGGACGGTTCTTTGATTTAAAAATATGGCGGTGTGCGTTATTGCCGCCGCCTTCTCCTTTTTCACACATTACAATAACACAGCATGAACGATAAAACAATAAATCAACCTACCACAGCAGAGCAGAAAACGCTTGACGACGTGCTGGAGAACAGCATAGATTATATTACGATAAGAGGAAAAAAGTTCGGTATAAAATGGCTGCACCGTGGAACAATACGAAAATTAACCCATGTCTTACATTCCTGCAAAAGTGAGGATGAAGTTACTGCCAAATGTGCCTCTCTCATTATTCTGAATAATTGGTGGAAGATAAGACTTTTCCATTGGATATACTGGCGTATGCTATGGAAAAAATACACAGACACAGAGTTAACCGATATTGTTGTTATCGGTAAAAAAAAAGTGGAATTGCAGAAACTGGAATACTTGAATGCTACCATGTTCTTGACCGGAATGAGAGACACGATAATGACGATGACGAGAAAGGAAGCAGAACGTATCCTTCAAGAACTTCGGCAGGAGCAGCATTTGCAAACGGAGAAAAACACCCAGAGCTGACACGACCGTTAATTCTTCTTTGGGGAATGATTAATATCCCTAATTGGTATATGGACTGGGTATTGACCTGTGCTCAATACGAACTTCTGATGTGCGATGCTCCGATTGTAGTGTATGACAAAGCAGACACAGAACAAAAAACGCACACAGCGAAAGAAATGGAAGATTTAAAAAGGAAGTGGGAAGAAAAGAGAAAAGAGCGGGAAATGAAAGGGCAAAGACTTTCCCTCAATGATTTTATAGTAAACGGTATTAACGCTATCCCCCAAGATACAAAACAAGAATAAATATGGCAGACCTCGGAAATTTGAATTTTGGCGTTCACTTGAAAGATTATACAGAACAAGAGTACGAAGCTATCAAGAAAAAACTTGTGAATATGCACGTCACGACCAGTGCAAAGGTTGGATTAAAAGTAGATATAAAGGAGATTGAAGACAAGGTAGAAGCCTTGCTGAAAAACAAGACCTACAAGGTAAAGCTGGATGTAGATAGCGAAAGTATTAAAAAACTCAAGGAAGCTTTTAAAGGACATGGCGTTGATGCAAGCGAACTAAGAGCCATGAGGGGAGTTTCGCAGATAATCCGTGCAGATGCTTACGTTAACTCACAAAAAGCCCTTGAACAGCTTAGGATTGCCCGAATGCAGGCTGCAAAGGCTTCCGATACGCACAATGCGGCAATGAAGAGGACAAACACTACAATGTCTTCTCAATCACGGATAGCCGGAGAACTGAAAAATCAAATCGCCAATGTGTATTCCATATACACTTTAGAGCGTTTTGTAAGGGGATTATATACCATTGGCGGAGAGTTTCAGAAACAACGCATTGCCCTTACCTCCATTCTTGGAGACAGTATGAAGGCGGAAACCATATTCAATCGCATTAAGGATTTGGCGGTTGTCTCTCCGTTTCAGTTCAAAGAACTGGCTTCATACACCAAACAATTGTCCGCATACAGCATTCCGTATGAAGAGCTTTACGATACGACCAAACGACTTGCCGACATTTCCGCAGGTGTGGGTGTCGATATGGGACGTATCATATTGGCGTACGGGCAGGTGCGCAGTGCAGCTTTTCTCCGTGGGCAGGAATTGAGGCAGTTTACCGAGGCCGGTATTCCGTTGGTGGACGAGTTGGCGAAACGGTTTACTAAGCTTACGGGAGTGGTAACTTCCGCCGGAGACGTATTCGATAAAATCAGCCGGAAAGAGGTCAGCTTCGGCATGGTGAAAGATGTTCTTTGGGAGCTGACCGATGAAGGCGGCAAATTCTACAACATGCAGGAAGCTCTTGCAGAAAGCCTTGCTGGCAAATGGAGCAACTTGCAGGACGCATGGGATGTTATGATGGCTGACATTGCGGAAGGCAATAGCGGTGTACTTTCAGATAGTTTAGAGCTGCTTACTGATTTAATGAAACATTGGGAAGCGGTTGCAAATATACTTGGTATGTTGACTATCGTATATGGTTCATACAAAACTGCTGTGATACTAACAAATGTTGCAACAAAAGGATTACTTGCCGTACAGACAGCTTTGAATGCCGCTATGAAGAAAAATCCAATAATTTGGATTATAACTCTCATTGGTAGCGTAGTTGGGGCATTAGTAATGTTCAGAGAAGAAGTAAAAACTACAGCAGAGGTTATTACGGATTTAAATAAGACCATTGCTGACACAAACGACAAGATGCAAGGTAATAAAGCTGTTGACAGCCTTATTGACCGATACGAAGCCCTTAGCAAGAAAGCTAATAAAAGTGCGGAAGAAAGTCGAGAATTAGGGCGCATTACCAAAAATCTCGCCAATACATTCAAAGATGCAGTTACTCAAACGGATAAATACGGAGTAGCAATATCTCTTTCTGTTGAGAAGATGCGAAAATTATCACAAGAACAGAAAGATTTATATAAGAAACAGTTTATCGGAACAATGGCAAACGCTCAAATACAAAAGCAAAGCATTGATTCCGAAAGGGAAAAACTTGCCAGTATTATCAGGGAAGGGGGATATAGAAGATTTGATGAGAACGGAAAAGAGTTGTCTTTCGCAAAATACAAGCCGGAAGACATCACTAAAGCAAGAAACAGACTATTGGAACTGGAGAAGCAAAGCTTGGACTTAGCCAACATTGTAGACACAGCCAGACAATCTTATCATTCCATGAGCCAAATTAATATAAGTAAGCCTTTGGCTGATTGGGAAAAAGAAGCAAACAGACTTGCTGGCGACATGGATGCCTTAAAGCCCAAAGAAGGAGATTCTTACGAAAAATACATGGAGATGCTTTCCGGTAATATCAGTGATTTGGAGAAAAAAACAAAGGCGTTTGCATCCGGAAATAAATATTCAGAAAAACAACTGGCATCCTACAATAAGGAGCTTGAAGTTACCAGGACAATATATAAGGCTTTAGGGGGATTAGAAAAATCTTCTGGAAACACGAAAGACCCTATCGCCGAGCAATGGAAAGACCGTGCCGACCTCATAGACAAAGCCGTTTCCAGCTATGAGAAATGGAGAAAGATAGAAGGAGAAGAAGCCGCATCCCAAAGGGTGAAGGGCATTTCTGAATTTGCCCCTATCTTTGATAAGAACGGGGTCAATTTGGACTTAAAAGACCCAAGCAGGGCTTACAAATACATCCAAGGGCAGTTAGACCGGAGCAAAGAGAAGCAAGAAGATTTATACATTTCTCTTGGTGTCAAGATTGACAAGGCGGGAATTGACAGTGCGAAGAAAGAAGTTGATGATGCCTTAAAGGAGATAGAGAAGTACGTTTCCCAAACCGGAGAAAAGTGGGATTTATATAAGAAGCTATTCAATGCTTCCGGCAACAAATCTCTTTCCATGAACATCGCTTTCGGCGGAGAGGTCTCATTCAAAAGTGTAGTAGATGATTTGCGCAACCAACTTTCCAAAGCGCTTGAAAATACGGGAAGTAAATTCTCCGTTACAGATGTCCTTGCCATGAAAGAGGATGATGTAAAGAAGCAGTTTGGGGAAGGAGTAATTCTGAAACTATACCAATCAATCAACGAGGAAAGTAAGAAAATGCGTTCAGAAAGCCTTGAAAACCTTTTAGGCATGATTGAGGATTATAAAGATTATGCCCAAAAGATAAAGGATATTGAGCGTAATCTTCAAAAGGACTTGGCAGATATTGAAAGCCAAAGAGGTCAATTAGGCGAAGAAGCGACCGACAGGCTTATAGCACAAAGGAAAAAGAAAGCAAACGAGGATATTGCGTCAGTTAAATTCGAACAATACAAACAGGAAATAAACTGGGAACTTATATTCGGGGATTTAGACAGGGTTTCTAAAAAGGTACTTGAACAGGTTAGGCAGCAGTTACAGGCATTCAAGAACTCGAATGAGTATAAAAACATGGCCGTTGACCAAAAAAAGGTAGTTGATGAAGCTTTGAACAATATCCAAAGCGCTATCATCGACAAGGGTGGTTTGCTTGGTAATTTACCGGAACAATTGGATGAGCTTCGTGCTGCGCAAGAAAAACTGAATGAAGCACAAGAGGAATATAATAAATCCCTGCAAACGGGAACTAAAGCAGAGCAGGAAGAAGCATTAAAAAAGAGAAACATTGCTGCACAAGGCGTTCAGAATGCGCAAGTTAATGTAACAAAGAGCACTGATAAGACTAAGCAAAATTTAATAACGCTGTCTGACGCTATTACCCAGCTTGGAAGTTCGTCTGAAATGTCGTTATCGCAAATAGGCAGTCTTGCGTCTGGTTTCATTGATATATTTACAGAAGCAGGAAACAAGATAGGCGGAATTATAGGTGCCGTATTTTCCCTACTTGATGCGATAGATAAACAAGGAATTGATGGATTTGTGGGGAATATATTTAAGAGCATAGCTAATGTCTGGGTAGATATTTTTGAAAAATTTTCTATTCCTGGACTACTCGGAATTGATTTCGGTGGTGATAGCGACGAGAACCTTGAACGTGACATAGAATATCTTACACAATCTAATGAGGATTTAAAAAATGCACTGGATAATCTTTCTGAAAAGATGGATAAGGCTTCTGTTACTGACGCTTCTGATATATACGAAGTGCAAAGAGAAAACATCTTAAAACAGCAAGCTAACACATTGGAAGCTATGCAGCGTAGCGCAGCAGCATATAATAATGGATTTTTGGGTATAGGCGGCTCGCACTCTACCAATAAGAAAATAGATGAAAACATGTCTGCATCAGAATGGAAGAGGGTCAGTGATATTGTAGGAAAATCTGTGAGTAATGCAGGTCAGTTCTTCCAATTATCAAGCAAGCAAATGGCTAAGCTGGCAGAGGAGGATACGGCTTTGTATTCAAAAATAAAAAGCCTTGCTGATGATGGGTATAGGAATGCCGCTCAATACATGGATGAATACATCACTTATTATAAGCAGCTTGAAGAACTCGAAAACGCTTATAATGAGAAACTCACCAATACATCTTTTGACAACATAAGAAATGACTTTAAGAACGCACTTCTTGATATGGAGTCCGATGCGGAAGATTTTGCGAACAATTTTGAAAAGATGATGCAAAATGCCATTGTAGAAAGCCTTATGGCTAAAAAGTATAACAAGTTAATACAAGAGTGGTATGAGATGTTCGCCAAGGCAATGGAGAGTGGTGGTGGAATTGACAAACAAGAACAAGCTGACCTTCAAAACAAATGGAATAATATAGTAAACCAAGCATTAGCGGAAAGAGATGCTTTAAAAGAAGCGATGGATTGGAAAGGCGTTTCTTCGTCTTCCGGACTGTCAAAAGGAATACAAGGTATCACAGAAGATACGGCAAATCTATTGGGTTCATACCTGAACGGCATTCGCCAGGACGTAAGCGTAAAACGTGCTCTTCTTGAAAAATTAGGAAATGAAATTTTTCCAAAGTACAACATTCTTGCAGAGCAACAACTAACGCAATTAAGAGCGATAGCTAATAATACACTTAGAACAGCCAATAGCAATGAAGCAATTCTAAATGAGGTTTCCGAGCTAAGGAATGAAATACATTCGGCTAAGCTGACGAAAGATAAGGGATTTTACATCCGTTAATATTAAAAATATAATGCGTTATGAACGAAAAAGATTTAAGCAGAACATTGCTCACCCAAGCCGTATCATTAGGGCTATGTACGCAATGGACGGAACAATGGGGAGAACCTGACCAACAAGGATTGATTGACAAGTATTTGCACGGGATTGATTTCTGTATAAAAAAAGGATACCCTACCAACACTTTCATAAAGGAGCACTTCGACAAGGACATCCTTCACAGAAACAATATCTTTGTCGATGAGGATGTGCAAGCAAGGAACATGAAGCACATAGCCGTTCTGAACGGAAATTGTAAAGGTACTCTCCTATTTGATGGCTTTTCTGTATGTGATATTTACGTGCGCCATGACAGCGAAGTAACCATTGACTGTTCACAGTATTGCAAGGTATTCATTAACGTGTACGACCGGGCAAAAGTAAATGTTATCCAAAAGGATACAGCATCGGTATATGTTTACATTCATGGAGAAGATTGTATTGTGGAAACCGATGGGGATGTCATGCAAAGAAAAAGCCAGGCTTAATGTCTGGCTTTATTGTTTTACCTAAATAATAGTCAATTTATAAGCTTGCAAGCCACTTCTTGCCTTTTCGAGTATTCAGCCAAAGAGCAAATAAAAGGGCTAAAGCCCCAGAACCTCCTAAAACGATTAATAGACCTTCCATAATTACCTCCTTATCACTTTATAACCAATATAAGCAAATACTATTGTTGAAAAAGCTCCAATCAAAAGCAAAAGCCAATATAACTCATTGTTTGAACTTGTGAAAAATGACACAGCCCCACCTGCTACCATTGCAGCAAATGATGTTTTTGCCAAATCATAAAAGAACTTTCCAAGCGTCTCTCGGCTTATTTTCTCTTTTTCCTTGCCCTCTTTCTTAACTTCTTGCCTTTCACTCCAATTACCCATTTGTATTATATTAATGCACAAATATAGAAAGAACGAACGAAAGAACAAACAAATAAACAAATAAATATCCGATAAATCAGCTTTTTAACAAATCCGATTAATTATAATTCATATGCCACAAAACAAGAAAAGCGGAGAAACTCCGCTTGACTTGATGATTATTTTCAAATTGACTTATCGTTTTTCAGCCTTAATATCCATGCTCTCCCCATCCATTGACATGGTAAGTTCGGCGTCATCACCCGATAAGGATTTCACTGTATATCTAATATATTCTTTGCCGCCCAAATAGGTTCGGGGCTTTGTAAATTGATAAAACTTCTTTTTAGAACAATACAATATTAAAGGTCATCTTTTCCTATATACATTATAGATGTAGTTCGTAGCCCTACAGTAACCATTGCTAAATATTCCGCATCCTCATACTTTAAAGCATCCATATATAACATTTGCCCCCCTTGCTCTGAGAAGAAAACATACCGGTCTGCAAGGTGTTTTCCCAACTCTGAGGCAAATGAAGATTTCAATGTTACGGCTCCTAAATATGCTTTATTATTATCATAAGCTATTTGAATTTTATCCTCTATTCCCAAGCCTTTATAAACTGATGTCCCTTGTTGATTTGTAGACAATGGTTTGCCAAAAACTTTTTCTATATTTTCCCTACTCATGCCAAGAAAATCCTTTAAATCTAAATATAAAGTATGCAAAGGTTCTACTGTTACAGATAGTTTAAAAGATGTACCATTAGAATTTGCCATTGTTTCAAATTCTCCAACATGTTCTCCTTTAATTTTATTTCCATCTAATAAAGAGAAAATAAAATCATTAGAATTTTGGAGTTGTACATTTGGACAATCTAAAGTATATATCTCCCCCGTTTTAATAACAACAGATTGGTCCTGTAACTTTTCATCATCATCCGAACACGCACTAAAAACAAACATTGGCAACATTGCCAGTAAAAATAAAACTTTTCTCATAAAGCATGTACTTTTTAGTTAATTAATACTCGGCAAAGTTAAATATTTAATTTTAATTAAACATTATATTATTTTTGCTTTATTGCAGTGTTTTTTATTGCATATAAAGCATAAAAAATCCCCGAACTGTAAAGAACGAGGAATAACAATGAACTGTTGAATGAAAAGGAAATCAATAAAAGGTCGTCAGCCATACAAAAAACGAATAACAGCCTTAAAAACTCGAAAAGCCTATAAATCCCTTGACGTTTTTTCATTTCGTAGAGGATTGATTTCATAATGCTAAGGTCTACGCCGGAACTCCGATAGGGGCTTCTCTGTCATATTCCGCAAATACTATCTCCTTTTAAACACTTCCACCTCAAAATTATGGCTTAAACGCTTTATCCTATTTGGCAAAAGAGTAATTTCTTCTATGTCTATAATTCCGTCCCGAAGCATTATAAAATCAACTTTTTTATTATTGGATTGAAATATAACATAATATTCTCCATTTGGTACTTTTAAGGTATAACTTCCATTTGCGTCTATCAAGGTTTCATACCTTTCTATATCAGAATTATTTATAATAGTATTTTTTTTCATTAATTCGACAGCAACATCTAATGTTTCAGATTGACTTAGATACTCCATGCCTATTTCCCGGCAATGTCCTTTCGCAACTCTATACGCCAAATCCCTATCCGAAGATGCGTTCCAAAAAGCATTATATACAGATATTGAATATATACCATCATACAATCTTTTTACTTCTTTCTTCATATTAGGAGCTATTGAATCCAATACACACTTAGGGATAAATGTTACAATAGCTCCAACATCTACTTTGTTATCAACATAGTCATTTACTTTATATGTCACTGTACCAGTTACTGTACTCATAGCAGCTGTATTATTATATGCTTTTTTTTGAGCATATGTAAAAACAGGCAACATGAGTACTAATAATAAAATCTTTTTCATATTAATACGGTTTATCTATTAAAATAATACAAAGATACGCCTTTATTAACATCCATTGTCATTATATATAGCATGTTATAAAACATATTCATCATTTATTAATATATTAGATTATGAAAATGAGTATATTTTCTATATATTTGCACGAAAACTTAGAAAATAAACGAAAGTAATTGATTTTCTTATAAGAAGTTTGCGCTTTTAAAGATTATACTTATCTTTGCAGTGTTCAAACTAATTGCGGTACAAAGCCGCACTAAAGCGGCATTTTTTGCGCCAAGACATATATAGTGTATCTTAAAACTAAAGATATAACTGCACCGTGTCGGGAAGTGGAAACACCCCCGGAGCTTGCAATTAGGCTTGAACAACACGTAGTGCAGTTTTTTGTTGTTCAAAAATAATTGCTATGAATGCTGTTCAAATTTTCAACAATCCAAACTTCGGGCAAATAAGAACCCTCGAAGTAAACAATCAACCTTATTTTGTAGGCAATGACATTGCATTAGCGTTAGGGTATGCAAAGCCCAGAAATGCAATACTGCAACATGTTGATAATGAGGACGCCCTAAAACAGGGCATCCCTGATAATCAAGGCTTTACACAAGAAACCACTTTAATAAATGAAAGCGGCGTTTATTCTCTTGTCTTTGGAAGTAAGCTACCAACAGCAAAAGCATTTAAACGTTGGGTTACATCCGAAGTTCTTCCCGCCATCCGCAAGACCGGCGGCTACATCGCAACTAAACAGGACGACACTCCCGAAGAAATCATGGCACGTGCACTCATAGTGGCACAGGAAACAATCAAAAGAAAAGAAGAGCGGCTAAAGCAGCTTGAAGAAAAGAACGCCAAACTCCAACCCAAAGCCGAGTTTGCCGAATCCGCCTTCAAAGCAGAAGGCAAAGTAGACATAGGTCAAGCCGCAAAGATACTCAATCTCGGCTACGGAAGAAACACCCTTTTCGGGAAGCTAAGGGATGCGGGTATATTCTTCAAAGACCGAAACGAGCCGAAACAAAAATATATTGACGCAGGCTACTTTGAAATGACGCTGTTGCCGCCAATACGCAGAGACAACCACCCAGACATACTATGCCAAAAGGTGTTTTGCAAGCCCAAAGGACTTGCTTATATCAACCATCTATTTGGCGGAAAGCCTTCTGACAGAAAGATTTCGCCTATAAAATAGTATAGCACAACAACACATATTTGCGTAGTATTTAGTAAATTTGCAGAAAACGAGTAGGTTATGGAACGGATTAAATTAACAAAGGAAGAGAAACAAGCATTCCGGATTGTTGCGGAGTTTGGCGGGAAATGCCCGGCAACATATCCACAGCATGTATTTACTGCTTCCATCCGTTCTATTGAAAGAAAAGGATTGGTGAAGGCTAATTATGTAGTTGGCGGTCATGTATGGAATGTCAAACTCACCGAAGAGGGTAAGCACTATCTTGCCGTTAACCCCAACTTACACAATCCTATCAATTGGAATTTAATACTTGCCATTGTAGGCGTCCTTATATCTATCATAGCCTTATTCGTTAGCTGCATGAAAAAATACTAATCACGCTATTTTAATCATCCGGCAGTCGGTTCCAATGCCCGACAGCCACAACTATATCCAAAACGAAAATGGAAGAATTAAGAAATACTGGATGAAGTAATACTCGATATACAGCAGGAGAAGCTGGAAATAATGGCGCTTCTTGCCCCTATGTCTATATCAAAATACAACCCAAGCGCCTCTAAGTCAGATTTCGACCTTAGAAGCCTTAATAAGGAAATATTGCCACATGTTAGCATAGATGCACGTTGAGGTTCGACCAACGTTCACGTTATGATACCCCGTCAGTAATACGGCTGGCGGGCAGATGGCAGGAATAACGACTAAAACAAATATTCATCATGGAAGAAAAGATATATAACTTGCAGAAAGAGAACAAGCTCCTCAAACTTCAATTATTGCACTTATCCGAAGATATTGAACTGATGTACGAAAGGATGGAAAAACTTGAAAGGAAGCTCAAGGAGAAGCGGATAAAGAACCCCTACATGAAAATCGTGTCACCCGACAGATAGTATTCATTGCAAATATAATGTAAGCCGGATAACTATATCAATTTTCTAATCTTTTACTTGATTATTTAGAAAATACACCATATATTTGCAGTATTGATAATACAAGCCAAAGAGCTGATTAACGGATATGCCGTTGATTGGCTCTTTTTGTTTTTACAACACAAACTCAAAATAACACATGGCAAAGCCTTACAGTATCTATTTTCAGAAAAGTAAGCTGGGGAGTCCTGCTATTGACACCAAATCCCAATGGGGGATTGTGTGCAAGGACTTCCCTTTTACTGTATATGGAGATATTAAGGATTTGCCCAAAAGGGACTGGATAGACCAAGACGGAGAAGACACCTTTTTCCCCGAAGAACTCTACGTGCAAGCCTATGATATAGAAGTAGAGTTTGCCTATAAAGGTGATATGGGAACAGCCAATGAAAAGATTGTCGCCTTCCTGGACTATCTGATAGGAAAAGACGGTTACGGAACAGAATTAAAAGTTTATGACACCTATACCCAAATAGGCAGACAGGGGGTTTATTTTAAATCTATAAAACCCGACCTTTTTGTCCGCAAGACGGATGAGGGAGATGTCGTAACTTTCAACATTACATTTCGGGTGACCGACCCTAAAACACAAATTATTCTTACGGTATAATGGGACGGTTTATAATATACAGCAAAGACGGGCAGACGCAACGATGTGTCGCTAACAAGTTAGAGTATAACGGGGAGTTCATGGGAGCTTGTTCCGTTAACATTACCGTTACGTCCCCCACTCCGATTAATTTTACAGTCGGGGACTATCTGATATATCGCGGAGAAAGATTTGAAATAAACTACGACCCTACTGAATTGAAGCAAGCCTCCAAAAATACATACGGAGAGGCTTTCAAATATGAGAACGTAGTTTTCAACTCTCTCGCAGATGAACTGACAAGATGCGAATTCCTGGACTATGTAAAAGAGGATAACTTAATTCACTACTCTTCCCTGCCTACATTCAGTTTTTACGCTGAAAGCATAAATGCTCTCGCAGAAAGAATACAGGTGAACCTTGACCGTATCTATAAAGGAGAGCAAAAATGGACGGTTACAGTACATCCCGAATATGTTAATGAGACTAACAAATCCATATCAATAAGCAGTATAAACGTTTGGGACGCACTTGCTTTGGTAAATAGCGAGTTTAAGGCAAACTTTATCATAAGAGGACGAACGATAACAATAGGCACTGCCGGAATTGCAGTAGGAAGCATGTTCGGCTATGGAAAGGGTAAGGGGTTGTACTCCATACAAAAAACCGCGGATTCATCACAGAAGATAATTACCCGCCTAAGAGCATATGGTGGTACCAAAAACTTGCCGTACAACTATTATACAACATATGGAAGTCCTATTGTTGAAGCTCCCATCGAGGATGTATCTTACGGATATGACCCTAATACACATTTGATAGACGGCGCTGTTGTGACTCTTCCTTTTTATATGAAATTCCTATCCGACACAGCATTGTATGATGTGACAATCAATGGGAGTCCCTATAAAATGAGAAGAGGCAGCTTTCTTGGGAAATGCTACGTTTTGTTGAATAGTGAAGCCGACAAGGACAACGTCCGCATAGGCGCAAAGATGCGGATAGAAAAAGGTATTGAGACGGACAATGTTCCAAGAAAGTACAAAAGACCTTCTGGAGCATTAGTTCCCAATAATATGGCTGTTAAAAACTTGATGCTTCCTGATTTTCCGGAAAAGACACTTGACCCATACCTTGATAGTAAAAACATAGATATTATCGGAGTTCGGGAAGGTTCGGTTTTCTTTGACGGGAGCGATACTTCTTTGCCGGAAATATATCCGTCTATGGAAGGAATGACAGCACAGCAGTTGAAAGACGCGGGAATAATCGTAAATGCTACCGGAGCGTTGGATGAAATCGCTTCCGATTCTGTGAATAAGGATAATACGCCAATTGCGGATGATGGCTACTTTGAAGAGGGGGAAACCATCCCACCGTTCAAAATATATCTCAAAGACATTGGATTTGACATAAACGATTACTTTACCGATGAAACTCCCACCATATCCATGAAAGGCGGAATGTGTGGTGGACGTGAATTTGAAATACTTAGAGATGCAGACAAGCCCGTAAAACAAGGTGACATGTGGGTCTTGACATGCAACAGAATCTATGATGAAGGTTTGAATCTTTATTTCCCATATAAGGATTTTACTATCAAAGCCGGAGATAAATTTGTGCTTTTGGGCATTGATATGCCGGATGTGTATATAAAAGCCGCTTCCCAAAGATTGCTAACAGCTTCCAAAGAATATCTTGCAAAAAATGATTATGTAAGATATACTTACGAGCCTAAAGTAGACGAAATATTTATGGCGCGTCACCCGGAACTGCATGACAGTATAAAGGAAGGTGATTTAATGTTATTCGAGGATGAAGACTTAAACATCAACGGGAGCATTATTATTGACAGCCTTACAATAAAGGAAGGAGACGCTCTCATCCCAACGTATGATATTACCCTTCGCAATGACAAAGCGGTAGGAACTTTAGAAAAGATACAGAATCAGATAGACTCAATTGTAGGCGGGCAAGGCGGTGGAGGATTAACTACCCAACAAGTGGAATCAATCATTAAAGCCTTTGGAGAAAAGCTGTTTTTGAATAAAACCAAACCTGACCAAACCAGCTATTTAATAAAGTTCTTAGGCGGATTATTTTCAGACTACATCCAGTCCATGAATTTTTCTTCCGGTGCTCTCGGTGAAGGCTTTGTCATTAAAGTAGACAGCAAGACGGGTAAATCCTACATTGAAGTGGACGAACTCTTTGTGCGTATCAAGGCGATGTTCTCCGAACTGGAGATAAAGAAACTCTCTTATGCAGGCGGAAACTACATGTTTACTGCCGCCGGAATGAAATGCGGCAAAGTAGAAGAACATGGAGGTTTTTGGCGATGCTATCTGTTGGTTGATGATGGTGAAACGGCTATCGAAAACCCGTTCAAGGAAGGCGACCAGGTACGGTTTCAAGACTTCAATATCAAACCGGGTGTCTACGAGAATGTGTCCAACCGTTATTATTGGCGTTTATGCGTAGGTGTTGGCGAGGATTACATAGACCTTAGCAAGACGGACTGTGATGCAAACAGCGACATACCGCAGGAAGGCGACAGTCTTGTGCAGCTCGGTAACCGCACAGACAAGAAGCGTCAGAATGCAATAACATTGTCTGTGTATGGCGATGATGCGCCAAGTATTCATCAATACGCCGGAATAGATTCCTATTCAATGGCAGGCAAGGAAGTGACGGTTATCAGTCCGCAAGGCAACAAGTTCATGGGTGACTTTATCTTGAAAACGGGAATAAACATTATGACCCAGTTCAAGATATTGGAAGATTTGATTTACTCTGAAATCTCGAAAGTGCTTGACGAGGTGCAGGCAAAGGATAATTACCTGTATAACGCATCATTTGCAAGCAATACGAACGGTTGGGAGACAAAAAACGATGTTCGTTTCTTTACTGTGAACGGAAAGTTCTTATTGGTTAACGACAAGTTCTATTCCCGTAAGGATGCCATGGCTGCCGTTATCAGAGACGGGGATAGAAACGTGCTTCGTATCCTTTCTTCCGGAATTAAACAGTCAAATGCTGATTTAGCCAATAAGCCTACCTATGAGGAAGGGGAAGAACCGAAGAAGTTCTTTATCTCTTTCCGGTATAGGGTAGCTACAGCCGGAACGCTGGCAATAGGATTTCCCGGTCAGAACCTGCATTTCACCGAACGTCTTGAACCGGGTGAGGAATACGCAATGAAGGAGTATTCCGGCGCATGGGACGGAACGGGCGATTTCGAGTTGAAGTTTACGGGGGATATATACATACACTCGCTGGCTCTTACCGAAAACGCATTCGAGGATTTGTATACTAAATTGAGTTCCGAAATAAAGCAGACAGCGGAAAGTATCAGGTTGGAAGTAAAGGAGCTTTCTGAAAGTAATAATCAGAAGTTCTCACAGATTGAGCAGACAGCGGAAAACCTCAAATTGTCTGTTACAAAAATAGAGGAAGATGTAACGCAGTTGGGGCTGGACATCAATGGAGTTACCGATGAACTTAAATTATATGTCAAAAAAGACGGATTAGGTTCAGAAATCAATGTGGCACTTGATAACATTTCCGTGGTTTCCAAAAACATATACTTTACCGGAGATATATCCGCCAACGGGAATGTGTCTATTCAGGCAGACGGGACAATAAAGGCTATTGGTGGAGAGTTTAGCGGGGAGTTGAAAGGGGCTACCGGAGAATTTAACGGAAAAGTGTCTATTGCAAATAATAAAATTTTATTAGACAGCGATGGAAGCGGACATCTTGCTAATGGGAATATTAATTGGAATAAAGATGGAAATTTAAATATATCAGGCTCTTTTAGTACTAATAATTCCGGTGGGAATAGGCGCATATTTATAGGGGACGATTACAATGAAAGTATTGGTAGTAATGAGGGGGTAATAAAAATGTATAATGACAGAAACGAGACTGTATTCACCCTCAGCTCATCTACAAGTAACCATGCCATGATTTCTATGTTTGGAGACGACTCTTTTAAAAATGTGTTTATCCAGCCCGGAAGCATATATGTAGGTAGTCCGACCCAATCCGATGGCTACTCATATGAAACGGAAATAACTGGGAAGGGAATAAGATTGTACAGAAGTGGAGTTCTAATGAAAGAATTTAAAATTTAAATTAAATCGTTATGAAAAAGATAAACTTTGAAAAGATGCTTGTAGCAATGGACGTAGCGCGTAAGCATTGCATAAACAGAGATTATAGAGAAGATTTTGCGAACGCAATATGGCAGAGTAACTTCGGTATCGCCGCCTTTGTGCTTGCAGAGAAAATATACAAGTCAGAGGGAGAAACGGAATATGACGAGAAAGAGGTGAAGATTATACAGCAGGTAGCTAACCGACTCCCGCCTTTCTTCATTGACGCGCTCAATCGTGCTATCAACAATCAACCGGAAGAAGCAACCGATAAACAGGAATAATTATGGCTTGGACAGAACAGGATTATCAAGAAATAGTTGCCCGTCTTATGGCTAACTCCATAGGGGTTAATGAAGTACCGAATGCGGACAAAGCGGATGATGTAACATCATTACCTGCATTTAAACCTTCAGGAAGCAACAGTGAAGCTTCTGTGGTCAATTATCCTTTAGAATTTTTGAAAGGAGAAAAAGGCGAGCCAGGTATACAAGGAGAACCAGGAAAGTCATTTAAGGTAGCCGGCGAATACGCCACCCTTGAAGCCTTGAAATCTGCCGTTCCCGATGGTTCGGCAGTTGACGGGTTCATGGCTGTAGGCACGGAAGCTCCTTATGATTACTACGCATGGGTGAACGGTGAATGGGTAAGCCAGGGGAAGATAGGCGGTATAGACGAAGCGCCAACTGACGGAAAGGCATACGGTCGTAAGAATGGGGATTGGGCGGAAGTTCCCGAGCATTTAAATCTTACATCAGAGAATTTAAACGATATAAATGGAGCGGGGTTTGCTACGCAGAAAAGCGCTGCTGATTACACATCACCTGAAAATAATTATCCTATTAATGAGAATGGAGCATTGATTTTCGCAAACGCCAATTATGGTCATTCTAATCAAATCTATGGCTCTTATCTAACTAATAGATGGTTTGCAAGAGGTGGTGGTAATCAACAGGGCGTTAGGACTAATTGGAAAGAGTTTGCATTTACGGACGACGTCCTCACCAAGACCAACACTTCATCATTCACCCCTACGGGCGATTACCAGCCTGCAACGAAGAAGTATGTGGATGATAAACACATTATGCTTACGATTACAGATGAAGCTCATATACAGTTGATTTCAAATCAAGAAGTTAAAGCAGGAGAAGCCGAATCAAAAATAAATCTTGTATTTGGAAGCATTGATAATTTTAAAAATATTATACAGAGATTATTAAGTGATAATATTTTATTCCTAAAAATTACAGAAAAAGAAATCTTTAAAGTAAGTACGAGTCACACATATTGCAATCCCGATAATGGAGCTTATGAACTTTCGTTTATTTATACTTATACTTCTATTGCCGATGCAAATAATATTAGCTTAGTTACAAAAAGAATTTTTATTGCATTGAATTCAAATGCTACAAATTTTTTCGTAGTAAAAGATATACTCGTTTCCGACAACCTCACCACCCTCACCAAGAAAACCGCTGCCGAGTACGAGGCTATTGGCTCTAAGGATGCCAATACAGCATATTGTGTAACCGATTAAAACAACAATTATGAGTAACGAAAACAGTAATCTTAGAGTTGGCTCGGCTGGAGCTGGGCTGTTTGTGGGTAGTAGTCAAATCATGGCTGGGGGAGTAGCAAATTTACTAAAGGAGATTACCATTGCACCGGATTTTAATGCATCCAATACAACAAGCGTATTAGTTGCTAACCTTAGCAGCAAAGAGTTGACTTTAACAAGGAATGATGATGTTACTATCATTCCCAAACAGCACATCGAGTGGTATTCATACAGCGGAAACACGCATGTAAAATTACAGTCCAATGAGGATATTTATATTTTAACAATACTTCATATGGGAGAGACAACAAGCTATGATAAAAAAATAGGAACTAATCTTATTGACATAAATATGCCTATGAATATAGGATTTTATCCAGCCTTTATAATATTTGACAAAATATGATGAAACTAATCTTTTTAAACAGCCGGCTCGCCAAACTGATACTCTTTGGCGGCTACACAACAATCATGCTCTTCGGCTTCATCCTTACGAAGCTGAAAGAGTTGTCCGAAACAATCATACGCCATGAACGGACACATCAGAAACAGTTCTTCGAGTGTATGGAGATAGCGGCTATCCCGTCCGTATTATTGTCATTCCATGTCAGTGCATGGTGGCTGTTACTTATCCCGCTATTCTACTACATTTTGTATTTGACAGAATGGTTTGTGAGCTTTATATACCATCTGTTTACAGACAGCAAGATTGGGGACGGTAAGGTCAATAAAAACGCTTACCGTGCGAGCGCATTTGAGATGGAAGCCAAACTCAACCAGGATAATTCGAACTACTTGAAAGAACGTAAATGGGGAGCGTGGTTCCGCTATTACGGTAAGATATGAAAATCCCGTCCTACTCTCACGAGCAAAACGGAATGACAGTAGTTAGCTTATTGATAAGAGACGCAAAGATATGAATAATTGACAAATAACGATAAGATGAAGAATAACATTATTACCCAAAGCATACCGGGTGGTTTCTCGGTAATAGCAAGCAGTTTTATTGCACAGTCATTGGAACACATGATACCGTGGCTGATAGTAACATTTTCAGTCGTTGTATGCGATTTGATGTTCGGGATAAGGAAATGCTTGCTATTGGGTGAAGAATTTCGGTTTTCAAGTGCCGTGCGCCGTACTATGGGTAAAATGGTGACATACTTTGCCTTTGTCTGTATGGTAGTGATGATAAACATCGCTTCCGGAAGCAAGTGGAATATTGATGTGTACTCATGCTTGTTTGTCTGCTTCATAGAGTTCTGCTCTATCATAAGCAATATCTTAAAGCCAAAGGGATATAATTTCAACTTACTGAAAGCGTTGGGATTGTTCGGAAAGAAAGTGCTCGATGTCGAAAAAGAAGATATGAATGAAATAATAACTAAAGATAAGGAGTAACAAAATGAAAAAGAAATTGATTATCGCAGCGATTGTTATCGCTATCATCGTGGGAGTTATGCTTTACATGCACTACACACCGTTTTGGGTGAACCTGACTACTGTTGCATCATTCGGTGTCGGTGTTGTTGCCGGATGGGTGGCTCGTTTAGTTTATGACAAATATTTCAAGGAGGATGTGCAGAATGAAAATATTGATTGACAACGGGCACGGAAGTAACACTTCGGGCAAGTGTTCACCGGACGGAAGATTGAAAGAGTATGCGTATACCCGTGAGATTGCCATACGTTTGGAAGCCGAATTGCGCAAACAAGGCGTTGATGCCGAACGTATCGTCAAAGAGGAAATAGACGTTCCTCTATCGGAGCGTTGCCGTAGGGCGAACGAATACAAGGCAAGTGACACAATCCTCGTATCTATCCACTGTAATGCAGCGGGAAGCGGCTCTGAATGGATGCAGGCACGTGGTTGGGAAGCGTGGACTTCGGCAGGTCAGACGAAAGCCGATAAATTAGCTGATAGCTTATATGTGGCAGCCGGACGACTTTTGCCGGGTATGAAGATACGCAAGGATATGACGGATGGCGACCCTGATAAGGAAAGCGGGTTCTACATTTTGAAGCACACGAAGTGCCCGGCAGTCCTTACAGAGAACCTATTCCAAGACAATAAGGAAGATGTTGGCTTCTTATTATCGGAAGAGGGGAAGCGGGCAATAGTGGACTTGCATGTGCAGGGAATTGTGAACTATTTGAATAACTCTAAAAAGTAAACATCATGGCAGCAGAAGTTTTATCATTTCAACAAGAAGAAGGCAAAACAGCGTATTACGCAACGTTTGTCAGTGACGGTAATCCCGTTACCATACAGATAAAGAACAAGGGCGGAATGGTGACTGTATTTGCCAATATCGAGGGCATGAATCCTATCCCGCTTTCCCCAAATGCCAATCAAGCCTTAGGTCCTTCCAATGTGATATTTCGTCTTATTGGCATAGCGGCAGGTATGGAAATTACAATAAGAAGTGCTACGAAAGTGTCAGAAGCCAAAATGATTAAAGAGGGATAGCCTATGAAACCAATCACTATCCCTCACATCAGCATTCCTATAATCGGCATTCCCGTAATCAGCATACTTACCATAGGGTTTCCCGGTGCTGGCGGGAATAAGCCGCATCCATTTCCTGACGGAGGGGCTTTATTATTAGCCAATGACGCTCCATTGTTGTTGACTAACGGAAAGCCGATATTGCTTACAAGTAAAAATAAATAGTAGTATGGAAGAGAAAACAGAAAAAGGACAACAAATTGGACAACTCCCCAAAAGAGACGTTTTGACGGGTAATGAGCAGTTTCCATTTCAAGAAGACAGAGAAAATGGTTCTATCACCCCTAACGTCCTAAAGAGTTTCATTAGTTCCGGAAAAGGTGGATATATGAGCTATATAACCGAGTATAATGTTTCCATTCATCATCCTTCATCTGGAATTGATAGTGGCAATAAATATACATTAGAAGGTGCTATTGTTCAAGTTCCGGAAGATATAAGAATGGTTGGGCTAAAGGTGTCATTCTTGAACAATAGCGGACTTGTGGAGACGTGGGAATTTGCAGGTGGAGCATTTGAAAATATCGAGAACTGGAAATCAAATGAAGATAAATTGACCGATATTCGAGATGAAGCCATCGACAAAATAAAGGATGCGGAAAGTGATGCAATTTCAAATTTCAGTTCCCAGCGTGTTACTCCTGATATGCTGTCCGAATCAACTAAGCAGTTTATTAACGCAAGTGGTGGCGGTACAATAAACAATCTTGCGGATGACGAAGACCTTGTGTCTGTAGACAAAGGGGAAAGCTTAAGTGTTTTAAAATTCGCCGACCGTGCTTATAATCCTGGAATATATGTGGGAATGGGGTATAAAATCCTGCGTAGGAATATTATAGATGGTAAAAATATACTTACACAGGATATGGTTAATCAGCCTCATACGATTTATATGATTCAGTATGATTTTGATTTGGATGGTGCCACCATAACTTTGCCGGAAGGTTGTATGTTCGATTTTCAAGGTGGAAGTATAAGTAATGGCTTTTTAGAAGGGAAAATAGAAAATACTCATGCTCGTCCGGAGTGGTTTCATTCTCCTAAAGATGAGGATTGGTCTGCTGCCATACAGCAGGCTTTGAATGTTTGTCCTACAGTAAAACTATCAGATAAAATATACAATATCAGCAAAAAAATAGTTCTTAATATTTATAATAGCCTAATAGGATGTGGGCATGCTCGTAGTATTATTTTATCTCAAATAGATGATGGGTATGCCATATACTGTAATTTAGATGATGATTTTAATCCATTAAGTACACCTTATGCAACTATGCAGATAAAAGACTTGGATATTAGATATAAGTACTCAGGTTGGCAAGAAACAGAATACTTGGAATATTATCCTAATGCACATGCTATAGTATCTGATGGATATATAAATATAGAGAATGTATTTATAAGTCATTTTAATAAAATCATTGTATTTCCTGTTTATGCAGATAATGTACGCCTCTATAATATAAGAGCTGATGACAGGGCTAGATTGAAAAATCCACAATATGATGCCCATAAGGATTTTAATGTTAAATGGGAGAGTAATGGCGACAATACAGTTATAGATAACTGCTATAACATGAATTTTTATTTTTCAAACAATCCGAATATTACTTTCCGAAATGGTATACAATGCGGGGTATATTTATATTATGCTAACGCTTTTGTTTTTGGGCTTCATAATGAAGATACCGTTCACTATAAAATAAGATTACAAGATTCTACATCTACCTTTATAAAATGCTATTTCCATAGAAATCCTCTAAATGTTGATGAAAAGTCAATATTTACATTTAAAAGAGAATCAAGTTCAAATTTTCTAATAATACAGGATTGTGTATTTAATAATCATGGATATGTAAAAGACCAGGTCTATATACAAGAACCTACCTGCATATATGTCGAAAACAAGAATGCGGATGTTAGAATTATCAATAGCTATGTTAGTGTATCATCAAATCATGGTGATATATACTACAAACAAAATGTATTCATAAAGGAGAAAGGTACTATATATGAAGTTCCGTCTATGAACGGCAGATATTATAATGGAATTGTATGCGCTTCATCTATAACCAATAAGTTGTCATATTATTTTTATGAAAATAATATCAGTTTAATCCCGGCAAAAAGGATATATTTTACTTATAATAACACACTTAGAATAGGTGATTATAAATACGAATTATATGAGGTCTTGGATAAGGCACGCAAGATAATAACAAAAAGATCTCACTCTTACAGTATAAATAGGCTGGAAAATGATAAGGTTATCCGATTATATTTGTTCTCTACAATATATTCGAATTCAACAGCAATGTTAAGAAGAACATTCAATTCAGATGAAAGACATAAAATATATTTACCGCTATTGGCTTGTGGTACTGCTATATTAATTGATGACGGGGAAACTATTGTCGGCAATTCGACTAAATGGGAGATTGATGATGAAGATGAAAAATACAATATAATAGATGAACAATCATCTGTCGGGTTCGTATACCAGAATAACGGTATGAATGTCACTGTATTATTGAAAGAGATACCAACAGAAGGCCAGTGGGTAGCAGGTGATTCCGCATATGTAAAAGGTCATAAATATCAGTATGATGGAACTAATTGGCTTGATAAAAATGGTATTATAGCAAATACAAGGAAACAAGGGAATAGTGAAAATAGACCGACTAATGTTCCTGCTGGCTTTTATTATTTTGATACTTCCCTTAACAAACCGGTTTGGAAAAAGAATGACGATACTAATGAGTGGGTAGATGCAACAGGGAGCAGCGTATGAAAGACTTTTTAAGAAGTGAGTTATTACATTTTTAAATAACATCAACTATTATTGGTATGAAAAATAACATCTTAGGTGCGGTGGTATATCTATCCACCGCCATAGTATTCTGTGGCAGCACTGCACTGCTGATGCTCTTTATAAAGGAAAACAGCGACCGTTGCCACTACTATAACGGCAAGTGGAACAAAACAGACTTGCTGTGTGGAGCTGTCGCAATATGTGCAGGCGTGGTTGTAAATCATTATTTGTTGAGGTCATGAAAAAACTACCCTGTATATTGATTGTATTGCTGGCAATCACTTGTGTGGTGGCGTGGTTCCGCCTGCTCGAGCCTCTCCCGGCAGAAATACGTACCGAGACGAAGATACAGACAGTTGTCAAACTTGACACGGTTCTTATCTCCGCACCGATAGCGGTCTTTTGGCAGATATTGCCGAATGACACAGTACGTATAGGTGATACTTTACTTCACCGCAAACGGGTTGTATATGAAGATAGCCTGTATCGTGCGGTGGTGAGCGGATATGTAGACCCGCGGCTGGATAGTATGCAGGTCTTTCCTAGGACGGTTTATCAGACAGTAACAAATGACATCTATCATCCGGTTCCCATCAAGCCGAAGAAAAAGCGTTGGGGATTGGGGTTGCAGGCTGGATATGGGTATCCAGGCGGCATGTACGTAGGCGCAGGAATAAGTTATAATCTATTTGTATGGTAAGAAAGAAATTAACGATGTAGAAGTTGGCTTGTAGCTGACACTCTTTCGGGGGCTTAGAGTATAAAGAAAGCCCCCAACGTTCAAATAATTATTGCCACATAAAAATTTGAAAAAAGCATAAGACACCGCACGTTGGAGGCTTTAATATCTTCAACACGGTATCTTATGCTTTGTTCGTATATAATCAAATATTTTATGTGGCAGGGCAAAGATAAATATAAAATTCAGAAAAACTATGTGTAAGTCAGAAATCTTTGCCGAAACAATCAATCTCGTGGCGCAGGAGACCGAAATTACCGCCAGCCGAATACTATCTTCGGATAAGGATGCGGAAACCGTAGACGCCCGCTATTTGCTTGTACAGTTGCTTGTTGAAAGGGGGATGTATCCTTCGCAGATAGCTCCTAAAATCCACAAAACCAAACGCGCGATAAACTACATGATTTCCAATTTTCAAGAACGTATGGAAGGCGGGAAAATGTTGAGAATATATTGGGAAAACATTAGGAAAGCGTTGGGAAACAACTGATTTCATGGCAGTATCGGTATTTATACTTTTGTGATGCGGTTGATTTTGACCGTAATACAAAATATAAATCTCTATGGAAAGAACGTATGTATTCAACCAAGACGGGAACAACGGAAATGGTGGCGGAAGCAAATTCGACATCATGGCTATGTTGCCCAACTTGATGGGAAGCAAGGGTGTAGACCCCGGACTTCTCGCTTTACTGAACCAGGGACGTGGCAGCCAAGACCAATGGGGCGGCTCGTGGTGGTTCATCTGGATTATCCTTTTGTGGTTCTGTTGGGGCGGCAACGGCTTTGGCAACCGCTTTGGCAATGGTGGCGGTCTGCCTGCCGAGCTTAACGGTGATGTCGGTCGTGAATACCTGATGTCAGCCATTCAGGGCAATGGCAATGCCATCAACCAGCTTGCTTCTTCTTTGAACTGCTCTACCCAACAGTTACAGAGCGCCTTGTGCAACATCCAGGGACTTATCGCCAATGTTGGCAATCAGGTGGGCATGTCAAGCCAGCAAATCATCAACGCATTCCAGTCCGGAAATCAGGCTGTTCTTACTCAGATTGCAGATTGTTGCTGCAAGACTCAGAACGCCATTACCACAATGGGCTATGAGAACCAGCTTGCGATGTGCAATCAGACCAACGCGCTTGTCAACACGGCCAATCAGAATGCTCTTTCATTGCGTGACGGTGCGACCGCCAATACCAATGCTATCCTTGCGAAGCTGGACGCCATGCAGAACCAGGCATTGCAGGACAAGATTGCGGCTCTTACAGCAGAAAAAGCCACTTTGACTGCTGAAATCTCCCAACGTAACCAGAATGCTACTATCCTGAATTCAGTAGGACAACAGATTGCTCCTTTGGCAGCAGGCTTGCAGGCATTGCAGTCCGATGTCGATGGAATAAAATGCAAGATGCCTAACACCGTTCCGGTTGTTTACCCTAATATTCAAGCCATCAACACAGACTGTTTCCGTGCTGCGGCTTTCGGTGCTTACGCCGGTGATGCAATGTATGGACGTGGCGGTTGTGGTTGTAACAACTACTGGGGTTAATTCCGGTAAGAAAGGGGGTAATTATGTGGCCTAACTTTTTTACAGGATTTCCTTTCTTGTTCCCTACTATTGGAAGGGCTAATTTCAATACCCTTCCTACGGTAGCCGTAACAGTCGGCACGGAGAACGTGACTTTGGAACTTCCTAACCATGCGTTCCGTAACAGAAGCTATGTAGGCGGTTTCTATGTCAGTCTCCGCCAGGCGATACCAGCCGGCACGACTGCTACACTCCCGATACTGATAGGGACTAACGGGGATACAAGACCGTTGCTGGCTTACAACAATGAGCCGGTGACTGTCGGCAACCTTGCCGGAACGGGTATCTACGAAATTCACTATAACAAGTACACCAACGAACTGTTCCTTGTTAACGGTGGGTATCGTCCGACAACCGCATCGACACCGACTCCGACAGCAGAAGCAACCGCTCAAAAGAGCAAGTAGTTAACATGGGGCTTTGTGGTTGTTTCCAAAATGGAAATAGCCACACCCCTTTAAAATCAAACCAATATGTTTCAATCACTTCGTACCAATAACCAGTTGTATATACTTCATAAGGATGCTAACCCGTTTATCGAATACGGTCCGGTAGTCAGCGTTTCCGCTCCCAAGCCGAAATATCCTATGGCATCCCCTATGGGACAGTTACCCCAAATGGAAATGGTTGTGGATGTCGTTGTCTGTATCAACGGGCAGAACACGACTTTCCAAAATCTACCTGCCGGCATGGATATAGCCGACTTCGGACAGAACGGCAATATCGTAGTGTCATGCTCTCGTGATGCGATGAACAACGAGGTCGCTTCTATGAAGCAGAAAAGCATAGACATTATCAATAGCATGGACTTCCACAATTCCGTCATTGCGGGATGTGACAAGATGCTGACGCTCTTGAACCCCGAATTTGCAGAGAAACAACGTCAGGAGCAGGAAATATCATCTCTGAAAGGGCAAATGGCGGAAATGAGCAAGAACATGTCCGACCTTATGGAATTGAACAAACGGCTTATGGAACAGCTCGGAGTTGCTGAAACATCTAAAACAAAGAAATAATATGGGAATGTGGGAAATATTGGAAGAAGGACGCGGAGAATATGATCGTGACTTCGGTATGAGAGGCGGTAATCCTATGGAAGAAGCCTATAGAGAGGGTTGCCGTTATGGTTACGAGAAAGCCATGCGTGAGATACAGGGCGGTGAAATGGGCTATCGTAACAGCGGTGGTTCACGCGGTGGAAGCTATAGCGGCGGCTCAGATATGGGCGAACGCCGTATGCCGGGTTACTTCCCGGAATATCCGGTTTACAGCGAACGCCGCGGTTCACAGCCTTACGGTGATGATATGGGCGAACGCAGACGCAGACGCGCCAACGGAGAGTTCATGTAATGGAGAGGGGATTATTCCCCTCTTTTGCCAATCACTTAAAATCAGGAAAATATGAAACAAAGATTAGATACATACGACAGAATACCGCCTGCAATGGCCGACTATCTCAGCCAGTACGGATGGCATTTTAGCAAGAAGATGTGCCTATGGGCTGTTTCCCGCATGAAGATGGAAAACAAATCTACGGGTAAGGAAGAAAAGCTAGAGCCAATCAGCAAAGAACAGGTAGAGGAACTTCTTAAAAAGTACAGTATAAACCTGGAGAAGGATGCAGGGTACGACAGCGTTTACGTGGCAAACATGGCGAAGTCGGATTACTACAAAAGTTCTATCACTGACGAAGCACATCTCGCATTGTTCATTAAGGATTACATAGATGATGTGGACGCTTACAATGGAATGCCTTTCACTCGGTTCTATGCCGATTGTATAGGCTCCGGCAATCCTATCATGTGGGAACAGATGATGTAGCCTATGATAATACAGGAATTTTACATACCGGATTATGATTGGGAAGTAAGGGTATATTATGCGGTGGACTGCTATTATACCGACCGCATCATCGCCGACCTTCAGCGGGTAGGATGCAGGGGGCTGGATTTGGTGAATGCCTATAAGAACATGCGCTCCTGCAATCTGAATACGGGTATCACTTACTCTAATATCCGAAACAGACAAACCGTAATGGTTATAGCCCTTACTTCTTCCCCGGCAGAGTTTCAAAACTCTTTCGACCATGAAAAGGGGCATCTATGCCGGCATATCTCACGGGCGTTCGGCATCGACCCGTATGGAGAAGAAGCGCAGTACCTTAGCGGATATGTGGGACAGAAGATGTTCCCGGTAGCGAAGAAATTTTTGTGTGAACATTGCAGACGTAGCTTATGTGGAAAATAGTACAAGCCATTTTATCAGGCAAATCACGGGAAGAAGTATATAACATGCTTTCTCCCGAACAGAAAGATACGCTGAACAGTCTTGCCATAGCAAATGGTATAAACCGCCAACAACGTAGAAAACTTGAACGTGATGCGAAAAAGGGATTACATAGATGAACTGCTTGAATTGGCGGACAATGTCCTTTACATGGACTATTGCCGCCTTTTCCGGGTTATCCAATGGAACGTTTAGAACGCTTTGAACGGGTTCTCCATTGGGTTATACCGCTTGCCGTTTTGGTGAGGGTATTAGCTTGGTGTCTCTAATTCTTTTACTTTTTGTAGGGCACAGCACAATACATATATGGTGCTCATGTTCGATTTGACAAAATCAGTATTCCCGTCATCTACGTATTGCACATAATCAAAAGCCAGTTCAATAAGCTTTTCCCGTAATTCTTCGGGAGATATGCAGTCTTTGAATAATTCGTCTATTGCGCTAAGGTCGTATTGCTTCTTAGCAGGTATTGTATTTCTTTCCATGATGAATATTTGTTTAGTCTTTTAGTAAAAGCCCGCCCGGAATAGGTACGGGCAGGGCTTGGCAATAGGGTTAGGCTGCTTTAGATTCTCTCACCATATTGGATATGATGTTGTATATCTTATCAAGGAAATGATTTCTCTCCGCTATTTCAAGTTTGGATTCGTCTCGTCTTGCTTTCTTGTAGTTCCGTATGGAGATATGGTATAGGTAATACAGCTGGTCATAAATCTTGTGCCATACGTCTTGCTGCCTTATATTCATGGCGGATGCGTATTTGTTTACCAGCTGCCGGATGTTGTCACGCATAGACAGCTGCGGCAATTCTTCCGAAGACATAGCCACTGACAATAAGAATTTCCCGTTTTCTTCCCGTTCTTTCTTTATTTCCGCAATCTCATTCTCTATATTCTCTATCCGTTTCTCGTATTCGAGGTTTATGTTCGCTTGCATTGCAAACATCTGTGCGGAAGAAAGATGCCGTTTCAATGCGTTTTCCATAGAGTTGAATGCTGCGATGTATTCCAATTTAAATTTTAGGGCTTTCTTACCAGTGAATCCCATTGCCAAAAGAGTGAACCCGTCTCGGTTCATTATAAATCGTCTTGCGGATTTCACCCCTCCATTGGGCTGTGGAACATCTTCTGTATATTCCACGAACATGTCCCGAACTTTTGCGTCACATTCATTATCAGCGTTTTGCAATAAATTATCTATTGCTCTTACTACATCGTTTGGCTCTTTGCCAAACTTTTCAGCAACCAAAATACTATTGGTTAACACTTGGTCATTTTGACCTTTAAAAACTAATTCATTTGCCATTTTTGTAACGTTTTATGGCATTGCAGAAAGAAGACGGTCTGCAATTAACCCGCCGTTACACATACCTAAGAGGCAGTTGGGAGGCTATTAACTCTCCACACGGGTTTGCAGACCGCTATAATATACAGCGTTAGCTTACAAACATAAAAAATGCCTGCTAATAGCAGACAACCGTCCGCCTCTTAATATGTGTAACGCTGCAAATATACCTCTAATTTCTATAACGCCAAATAAAAAACTTAATATTTTACTTTTCTACCCCATATCATCGCGTTATACAGCGAAGTGGCATACATCTTAATCTCTTCCTTGCTCTCAAGGAAATCAACCTTAGAAGCTGCTATCATAGCCTCTGTATAAATCTCTTTGTTTAAAATATTATTCTCTTTCATATTATCTGCATTTAACTTTTGTAAGTCCATACTTAGCCAACCTTAGGTATATCGTCCTTACACTTACATTCAGCATCTCTGCCATTCTGCGGGGTGGCATGTTTTCTTCCTTGTATAGCTTGGTAATGTTTTCTTCCGAAAGCGGGTCGACAAAAGGTTTCTTTGGCTCTGTTATCCCCATCCGTTTACGTGCTTTCGCTGCATATGCTTCATTTTGTTTGTCTTTTGTGACGTAAATAACAGTGGTCTTGTTAAGGCGTAGAGGGAATAGCCTTCTTTCCACTTCCTTGTGTTGTTCGGCAAGGCTTTCTGCATTCCCGTTGACCGTAGTGTCAATCTTCTTGTATTTGTCCGGGATGCGGGAATGTCTGTCTCTGATTATTCTGTCTGCTTTTCTCGTTGGTTCAATATTTTAATAGCTCGCTCAACATCATCTTCCGACAACCCCAATAGAGTATCAGTCTTTACAAAGTGTTCAGCTTGTTCAAGAAGCATATCGCTATCATCATCCAGTATCACGTAATTAAAATCAGGTCCAATCTTTTTATAGTTCCAATTTTTCCCATTTTCAGAGTGGATATGGGTGTCGATCCATTGTTCTATCTCAACTCCACGAGGAATGCTAAGATGAATACCTTGCATAATATAGGCATACGCTCTTATAGTTACTCCTACAATTCTATCAGCGTATGGAAATGGAAACGGGACTGAATGTCTTATGGTTGTTAATTCTTCTTTTGTATCTTCTACCGTGTTTCTTCTCCAAGACGAAGAAATAACAATTTTGGCATCCGTAGCATCTATAATCTTCCCAAGTAAATCACACGCATCCTTATCAAGTGCATAATGTGACTTTTCGGTGGAAATTACTCCGTCTATATCAAGAAATATGATTTTCATGTTCAATGTTTTTTATGTAATCAACTAATTCAAATTCGTAAACAAATACATAGGGATTGGATTCCCATGTACCTTTGCCGGAGACTTTATCTATGAGGGCGGCAAAGGCTTCACGAGGGGTGCAATAAGGCTGAATGTCCCCTTTATAATAATAAGCATCCATAAAATGTGTATCTGCACTTCCGCATTGTCCTTTGTAAATTCCTTCTTTCAAGCAATCTTTATCGGAGATGTCTTGCAATCTTTCGATTTTGATGTTGGTAATACGGATATGATGGGGCATGAGGTCAGCGCGGACAAACATTTTATTAAAAAATCCGCTTCTCTTTGGCATTATAGGATAGCCATCTTCGTCCAATTCGTAATCAGGCATATTACCACAATCGCTATAGTTTTGCGCAATGGCAACAACCTCACCGACTTTATATTTTGGAATATTCCAACCCGTAAAGTCTCCTTTGTCGTTTTTCCAACCAAAAGCATAATTTAATGGAGATACTATGTTCCCGTCATTATCGTAATCATTTGGTTCAAAAACGGGGAATACAATATCATAAGTTTCATTTGGTCTGTCATACTTGCAGACCCTTCTCGTCATAGTCTTCCGACCATCCAATACAGCCTGGGTTAAGCCGTATTTATTGTTGAACATTATCTTCTTCATTGTATCTTTCTTTTATAAGGTTAAAGTGAATTAAGAGAGATAGCGGACACGGGGCGAACCCAACTGTCAAAGTCCTGACTGCCGTTGAACCAACTACCATTGAACCAATCGAGAACAAAATTGCGTTTGTTTCCTTTTCTCGTAGAGCACCAATACCAGTCATCTTTCACTGGTTGTTTTCCGCAGATAGCTAAGGCTGCATTCAGCATAACCTTATGTTCGTACCCTAAGACACTCTCTTGTAGTGTCGGAATGTGCCAACTTAATCCACATAAGTCCAATGCTATGACTTTCTCAGCAATTTCGCTTCCGGATGCAGCTAATGCTTTGGTATTGCCTATTCCATCGGTATCCTTCATACCTTCTTCTGTGGTTGGATATATCTTCCCTGTTTGCTCTTTCTCCCAATCAAGAAGAATATGGGTTTCATTATCCATATCTTCCGGATAGAAGAATAAAGCATTGCCATCATGGATAATAACTACACATTGTGCCTGTTCGTTTTCTTCATGCAGTCCCCAAAATTTAGGTTCTACAAAATTCTTATTGACGGTAAAGATGAATGCACCATTACCTACATTTTCTTTTGTGTAAATTCCTTTTTTCATAATAGTTATATAAGTTTTAATGCTTCTTGTATTCCGGCTTCCAGTGCTTCCTCGTATGCGTCCCAATTCCCACCATCGTTAGGACCTTTAAATATTCCATCGGTTATATGAGTGCCATTATCAGCCTTGCATATATCATAGCCATAACCGCAAGCGTTTCTAATGATGGAAATATGCAGGTTCTTTGTTTCACGTAGCCACTTTTGGGCGATATACAACACTGGACACAAAAATTCAACTGGTTCGTCATCTATTTCCGTACAACACGACATACTTTGCGGAAGGTCATATTTTGTAATAACCTTATTGCGGTCTATTAGGTGTTCACACTTCCAAACGAAACCTTTCTCTTTCAGCAGCTTCGCAGTCTCTAATGTTACAAGTTCTTCGGTCATGGCTATTGTCTTTTCAAATTAATAATCTTCGTTTCGTAGTTGTCAAGCCCCTTTTTATGGGTACGGATAATCACTATACTATCATTGAGATAAGTCACGCTTCCCTCAATTGTACGGTGTTCTATAGGGTATTCTCCAGAGTTATTGCACCCGAATAGTGCAACTATCGCTAAAAGAATAATTATCTTTTTCATATTTTAAAATGTTCAATCAATTCGTTTACGGTAGCCTTGTGATAATGTCCTGAAATAATAGTTTCATGATTCCAATTTTCATCCCAAAAGAACATAATGCCTTTGGGTTCTGTGAAATAATGATCGTTACCAATAGAATCGTCATAAGAAACGCTAAGAATGGAGTCTGTTATAAACCACTGCATATAGTTACTATCATCCCTCAATGCAGCGATAGCCAAGAAAAGCTCTTCGTTGATACTACAATCAATTCTTCCAGCACAGTTCCATGTGCAATGAGGATTTGTATCATCAAAAACTTCTTTAAGAATAACATGATAATTGCAGTTAACTGGTGATGTAGCAATACAAAATCTTTCATCTTCGATTACATCAGTAGAATGGTTGTATCCTAATTTTTCCAACTTCTTCCGAAGCTCCGGTGTATTCTTTCTTATGAAACACGGTGTTGTAAATCCCATAGTTATTCCTCCTTTTTTAATTCTTCCAATACTTTCTTCGCTATTTCATAGTGAGATAAATCCCAATCAGAACAAATGTCATTCGCTTCATTATCGTAGTGATTGGTATAAACGTATTCATTCAGGTTTTCACGAAAGGTATCCCCATCCAACCCGCTATCATCACAATCATCGTACATTCTCAATTCATGAGCCGCTTCCTTACATTCTTGATGTGTAATGAAGTCGTACACAACTCCATCATATACATTTGTCTGACGGACATACTTTTGCCCTATCTGTATCTTGCAGCAGCAAAATTCACAATTGTATTCTTTCTTGGCTGTTGGGTAAGTTTGCTTTAGTGTTGTTGGCATGGCTATTTCTCCTTTTCTATCTTTACTCCATTACGATAAATACTCCCAGTGTTTTCGGGCGTCTCACGAGAAGGTATAACAGTCACTTTGCCACGATTGACAAACTTGTCACAATCTATTATAGCACATAACGCATCATTACCATGTATTTCGTGGCAAATTGCTATCAATGAGCATCCGTCACAATGGGCATTTCTCATAACTATACCCTCATGTAGCACTCCGTCAATGATTACTCCTTTCTTTACTTCCATAACTACAATACTAAAGTTATATCTACCTTTACCCTGTATTCAGGTTCAACTATTACTTCTGATTCAACTTTTTCCCGGTGTGTATATACCATGCTGGTTTTTAGCCCTGTTTCAGTTTCAAGCCTTTCTAAAATGTGAGCTATCTCCATTTCGGCTTTCGCTTTCTTGTTTTTTGCTTCTTCTATATCCATGGTTATTTCCCTTTCAATTTCTTTATTAGTGCATCAGCCACCCTCAAAGAGCCTATTGCAATATCATCATAAGTTTCACTGTCATCGTTTATTCCTAAAGCAATACAATACCCTTGCATAGCGGATTTTGCCAATTCATATCTACGTTGTTCCCAATCAATATTATCAGACCTTTCTTGAAGTATTTCAACCTCATCAAAACTTAATTCAATAGGACTCCCGTAACTATCACACTTATCAAGTGTGACACGTGCGTAATCAGAAATATTGATAATTTCTCCAGTCTCTTTTATTCTCGCTTTCATTATTTACCCTCCTTTTCAACATATCCGTTTTCAATACACCAGCACAGCATCTCATAGGCTGAATTAATAAGTTCCTTACTCTCTGTCAGGTTTAATATAGAACGCGAATAAGGCTCCATATATAAACATGTTCCGCTATTTGCAAGTTTCTGTAAGGTTAGTACATGTGTGCCAATAAAGCAAGGCAGCTTGTCGAGAATGTCCTGCAAGGTAAACACTCCACAACTATTCCTATACGAATGGTCGTAACTACCTGTTTCAGCGTAATATAGATTAAAACATACATTGTACCAATGGTGCTTAATTGCTTTTTCAGCATCTTCCCATAACAATGTAATTCCATCGTCGTCCGTAGCAATTAATACCATACTCGCATCGCTTGTATCCAGCCCAAGCTCCTGCAAATGTTTCATCTGTTCGACTGATAATACTTGTTTTGATTTCATAACTATTCGTTTAAAATATCCAACAACTCTTTGGCTCTCTTATAAGTATCAAAGCCCTTTACATTCACCCATTCGGATGAAATACGTTTGTCTTTTCTGGCTTGTACCCAATATATTATTATGGGGATACAACCGTTATAGCCTTCTCTTTGTATGATTCTGTATCTTTCCATCTCTTGTATTTTTCTCGAAACATTTCACATCCGGATAGAACCAGTCCAAACTACCAGCTATCCCGTCCAGCCATAAAGCACATACATATCCGCGAGAACGGTTCTCTCTATCTACCACATGGAGATAATGCTTGCATTTTTCACAGCAAATATTGTTGGTTTGTTTATCCATAATTCAGTCTCCTTTCTCCTTAATCCGTTCCAGTACATCCTTGTTGGCTTCAAGTATCTCATCGAAAGAGAGGATTTCGTTTTTACCAACATAATAAAACATAAGACCTCTGCTAACCATTGGCGAACGTCTTTTTAATGAGTTGAAAATAGATGTTGTTGGAATATTCATTTTAATTGAAGCATCTTTTATTGATTTGAAAACGTAAGCAGTTTCTCCATGTATGCAACAAATCTTTTTTCGATAACTATCAGTCGCATGCCCATAGGAGTTATTGTAAGACCTTGTACACCATTCCAAGTTTATCAACATTATTATTTAAAGGGTTCTCGTCTTTATGATTTACCATCTCTAAATTTAAAGGGTTTGGTATAAATGCTTTTGCAACAAGCCTGTGCACAAACATTAGTTTCCTTTCCCCATTAATGCTAATTGTTACCTGAACATATCCATGAGAATCTATAGAACCTTTCATTATCCTTGGATACGCTCGTTTCCCCCATCTACTAAAAATGCTTCTAACTCGTCCAAAATTACTAACTTGATACCCAAACACTCCTTTTGTGTCTTTCCATACCTCTTTCATGTCATTATAAATTTAAGAGTTTATGAATATTCTCTATAACTTCTCCGTCTGTCTGTGAATCGTCCTGCATGATTGATTTAATCCGATTTGCAAGCCATTCAGCACCGGCTTTGAACCCTTGTTCAATGTCATATCTATCAAAATCGAAATGCAATCTATATTTCTTTGGAACTCCACGTTCTTGACATTTATCGTCAGCATATTTCATTGCTGCTTCTTCTACTGTCTGTTTCATATCACTGTTAGTTATACGTTAATCTTTAAAAGCCAATTCTCCATTCATAAGTAATGGCAGCATTGAATCTCTAAGTTCGGAAAGAAGCCTATTCTCTTCATTATTTAGGTAATAAATATGCTGCTTATACATATTCATAAAGAAAGGCATGATGCTTGACAATATTTCCTTATCAGTATTCTCAATACAAAATACTTTACTATTGGAAGATTGAATATACTTATTCTCAATAATTTTCTCTTTTACTTCGTAATTCTTGAATGATGCAAAACTTTCATTCATAGCTTTCACTACTTCATTGGATGATTCGCAATCTTTTATAATTTCTGTAAGTCCAAGACGTTCAGCCCATACCTTATTAACTGTCACCTTAATAACATTACGTTCTCTGATGACACGGTTAATATCTGATATTATAGCGTTGAAGTCTCGATGAATAGTTCCTTTTAATTCTATCGGCAGATATGAGCCAATAGTAAGATTGTATCCCTTTTGCTCCAGTTCTTCGATTGAAAGCCTTTTAGAGAATGAATCCTGTTCTTTTACTGTAAGTTCGCATATAGCAGCAATCTGTTCATCTGAAAAAGTATTAAATTCCTTTTTATAGATGCGGTTGTAATGAGAAGCGCCACCTTCTCCACGTTGTTCTCTTACTTCAACAGATTTCATTCCCTCCGCATTAATCAGCATCACATCTTTACTCGTTTTCTTCTTATCAAACAAAAGTATGCAAGTCGCTACAGAGGTAGACTCAAACATCTTTTCCGGCAAAGAAATAGCAGCTTGCAGCCATCCCTTCTCAATAAAGTATCTCCTGCACTCTTTCTCTTCTTTGCTTGTAAGCACACCTCTGGGAAGAATCAACGCACATCTTTCACTCCTTTGCAGGCAATGCGCCACGAAAGCAAAATTACAAGTGTATTTCTGAGGTAAAGCTTTGATTATTTCTTCAGATACAGGAACTTTTAAATTAAATGGCGGGTTGGAAATGCCTACATCAGCTTTTAGAAATTCTGTTTCCGGAAACATCGGACGCTGTATAACTCCATATGCTGAACCTCTGATTACCTTATATGAACCGATAATATCACCAGTGAGAATATTTTTGTTTACCACTGTCGCATCAATATTACGAATACAAAGGTTAAACAGAAGGAAAGGCAATACATTCGTATCCAATTCTTCGCAAACAAACTTTAAATCCGGATTAGTGCACCACTTTTGAATAGTCAGAGAACCGGAACCAGCGCAACAATCGTACACAACTTTTTCGCATGGTGTATAGCTAAGAAAAGCAACCAGCTTAGAAAGAGATACAGGTGTATAATCCTGTTTCTTTTCCTTTCTGTCTGCGTGGTAGAACTGATATACCCTTTGCATCCAATCTACAGTCAAATCAGGGCATAACTCTTTGTACTTCTCAAAATACAAAGTGGGATTCTGAGAAAACAAAGCAAACATAACCTTATCAGGCAGTGTAGTAATACTGCTACATCCGAAGATGTCACATATCTTTAATGTCAATTCTTTTAATTCCATATTTACTCTTTCATTTCTTTCTTTTTGATTTAATCTTGATTGGATTATTTTTTGTTCCAGTACCGAACCATTCTAAGCGGAAACCGTGTATCCGGAGCCAATATTTAAAAGCGGGGATAGTTGTCTGTTTCATATTCTTCTCGATTAAATTATTACCATGACATCACGCTTTCTGGCGAATATAGAATCCGTTATATAGTACGTGATGGCTTTCTCTTCCGCATCTCTCAATAATTCATGTTTAAGAATCTTATAGTAGGAGTTGGTATGTTCTGTATAGACCATGATTTCCCTTACCCGTTTCAAATCGTCTAAAAAGGATTGAGGGTTATGTTCCTTTATTTTCTTTATATTCATTTGTTTTCCTTCCTTTTATTCCGTTCCCGATTGTCTTCCGAAACACACATCTTGCACCATGATGTCTTGATGTGATACGCCTTTCCGTTGCGGTAGATTGTCCTGTCATAGAAGCAGGATAGTAAAAGCGGTCTTTTGCAGCGGCTGCACACCTTGCGTTCTACCCCGTCCACCATCACCCGGTTCCTCGGTTTCCGTTTCACTATCTCGCACGGGCCGCATTCGGATGCACCGTACTTCCGGCAATAGGCAAGGGAATACTTGCCACATTTGGCGAAAGAGGTGCAATCGGAGCGGGGGACTGTCTGATGGATGTTCATACTATTTGCCTTTTTCTATAGATTCTATTGCCAGGAATATCTCATACATTACTTGTGGTAAAATCGCATTGCCGTATGCCTTTATCGATTCCTGCCGCCACTTTGAAAAGGCAATA